AAAGAAGGAAAAAGGCTTGACAAAAATCAAATAGAATGAATAGACCCAAAAACTATTTTCCTAATTGGAAACAAAAGGCAAGAATTTCCGACAGATTCACTTGATGATAATAATTTGCTTAAAAATAAAACGTTTGAACGATTTAGACGTAATAATCGAAATATTGACATACTTACATATGATGAACTATTTGAAAGAGCCTATCATATCATCTATTCAAAGAAATTAAGGAGAGATTGGTTTATCTGTAAGGAATTTAAAGAAATTGAGTAGGAATAACAAAACTGGCTGGCGCGTTATGGATCGTGGGGACACGAACCATAACGTAGGAGTTTTATTGCTTTGCAATTATTAATATGTTTGACGTCATTGTTCCTTTAGAATAAGATTGCATCTCAACTCCGCATATGGGTCAAAACAAATGGTTATGAGACTTAAAAAGTCTATGCTGCTTTGGAATCTTTTTTCTTATTTATAGATGGCGAATGAACAATAGGTGCATACTTTCCTAGTCTGGATTTCATAGTTTCTATATATTTTTTATTGTTATCAATTAAAACGACATTTCTATTTAATTCGATCCCGGAAAGTCCCGTAGAGCCACTACCTCCGAACGGGTCTAATACATTATCACCATCCGTCGTAAATAATTTTATAAAAAAGTCAGGCAATCCTGTAGGGAAAACAGCCGGATGCCCCATATCCTTACCTACTAAAGGTACAGAAATCGTATTCCCAGGCAAGACCAAATCCTTATTAACCCATTTACGCAAATCTCTACCAAAACCACTCTCGTTTTCACTGTTGTGCCTTTCTGCACTTTTACCTGTTAGTTTTTCAAGCCTTTTTGGTGCCCAACCACCAATGGGTTTTTTTACTGAATTTTGATACATTTTAAATTTTGTCTGCTTTGTAAAATGAAAACAATACTCCCATTCATCCCGCAAACGATTTGGCCAATATCCAGGCATAGCATTGGGCTTTAGCCATACATAATCGTCTACACATCTCCACCCCAATTCACTAAGCATCATTACGGTTTTCCAAACATACCTATCTCGAACTCCGTCTATAACCTTGTCCTTTATGTTTAATATAAAAGATCCGTCATCCTTTAAGACCCTCCACAGTTCATCATGGAAAGTTTTAAAAAAGTCAGGATATTCTTTTGTGCTTATGCTGTCATAATGCTTTTTTCTTGCATCCGCATAAGGGGGAGAAGTAACTATTAGATTAAAAAATCCATCTGGATAGTTATCCTTTAATATCTTTCTCGCATCACCTTCCCAAATATCCAAATGTTGTTTATTGTTGTTCATAATGTTCCAGTAAATAAGTCAACCAATCTGTGAGCATCATTAAAGTTTCCGTTGGTATCAATTAAAGAATATTTATTGCATTCGATTCCAAATGATTCTATTACTAATTCTGGTATCTCTATATCAAAACTTGATTGTCTCCCATCTTTAATTAAGACATCTAGTACCGTTTTGGCAATTTCTTCATAAGTAAAATTTGTAAAAAATGGCCAAAAGTAATCAGACAGCCACACTTCTGTATTGTAGGAAATGGGCAACCCTGTTTCCCTGCTTACCTTTATAAATCTCTGTCCCTTTTCCATTGCAATGCCAAATACACATATATAATTTCCACCCCTGTTTTTATCATTATTCGCTGCTGATTCTAATGCGTGAATTGCCTTAGGCCAATCCTGACCGCCCATCGTATTGCTGCGATTTTTCATTGAAACATAAATGCTAATCTTATCCTTTGATTCTATGTATCGCAGGACTGCATTGAAGTCTGCTTCTTTTAAATTTAGGTCAGAAACTGAATCGAACCTATTAGATAATCTGGCAGCATCTTTAGCGATATGCTGATAACGCCATCCTGAGTTCATTCTACCTTTCTGAATAAGATTGTTTCTGAAATTATCTTTTGCCACATTAGAATAGTGTTTATTTAAACAATCATATGCTGTAGATGCTGGATCTCCGCAATACCTTACAAAATATTTAAATAACTCCCTACCTTTCTTTACATAAAACTCTTTCAGCTTCTGGTCAGTGATTAATGCCGGGATTTCAAGCAATTCTCGGCTGGATTTCTTATTAGCGTATTCAATGGCTTCTATAACTAACTTACTTAGATCAACAATCGAAAGCCTTTCTGTTTTATGCGAAACCAATTTAGATTCATCTAAGAATCCATAAAATTTATCTTTATCATCACTTATTCTTTGGTAAGGCTGGGCTATTATTTTTGTTGATTTTTTTTTGTCGGCCATTATTAATTTCCTTTTTAGGTTGATTGTACTCGCTAATCCTTTTAGTTGTTGTCCAAAATTATTTTTTTCAAGTTTATTTTAGCTGTCAATAAGCTGGTAATTGAGCTATTAATAACATTCCCATCCATTAAATCTTTAACAGAATTGCTATTCTGCCTCCTGTTTTTTAGGTGATCTGTGACACTTGCATCCTTTTACAATATCAGAAAGGCTGACAAAAACCTGGTTGCCAACCTGCAAAATAGATATTTCCTTTCCCTGTAAGTTAAGTTTCATCATTAATTTATTAGGCTTTCATAGGTCATTCTTTTATCTGTAACATTCGCCAAACGAGATCAAGCCCATCCTTAATTATGAATTTATTGATATTAAACCGCAAAGTAAATTCATTTATGTAAGCCTGCAAATGTTCTTTATTAACCGAATGATATATCCCACCAAACTCTTTAAAAATAACCTTGTTGCCTTTAAATGTAAAGTAAGGCGTTATGTGTTAATAAATTGCGGATGTTTATGGTAGGTTCGTGCCACACGAACCATGGCTTTGAAAAAGAAAAACCCCGGGTAGACACCTGGGGAATTCAAAACCCTAAACCCTTAAACAACCATAAAGGTAATTTATCATATTGGAAATTCAAAGTCTTCTTCAAAATTATTTTTATCAGCCATCTGAATGGCCAATTCTAATTGTGATTGTTCATAGGAAAGGGATGCTTCCAACTGTTCAAGTGTACTTCCAAATTCAAAGAAGCCTTGCTTCTTTAGTTCAATTTTATCCTTTATAATGGATATGCGGTGTTTTAAAGCTTCGGTTTCTTCTGTACGTATCATAGAGCAAAAGTAAGGGCCCGGGTAGAAACCCAGGCCGAACCAAAACTAACTGCTTATGAGAAAAACATTCTTTATTGAAACAAACCCTGCAATGCCTTAAAAATAGCATACAAGCTGCTATTAAGCTCAGCCCGATAATTTGTAGCGCATACCAGCCCATCGGGCCGCGCACGCTTTATAAATTCAGTAACCAGCCCCATATCGGGCAGGTTGTTATTTAACCATAGGTTTGGGCGCCATATCATTTTTGCGCCAGTAAGTTTCCAGGCCTGCCAGTTCAGCAGGTCAGCTTCCATAAGCTCGCGTGTCCAGGCTCCAGCGCCGGGCGAAACGTAATGCACATCAAAGCCGCTCATATTAACGAATGCGGGCGCTTTGAAGTAGCACGCATATGCCAGAACGCGAAACCGTGGCCGCTCACCGTGCGCATGGAAACAGGCTTCAATGGCCTTGTAGGCCCTTACATATAAGTCGGTATAGTTCACCTTTGGCCGATCGCTGTTATCGTTATAGGGTAGCGAATTGATGGCATCAGCAGCACGTTGTGTATAATACATTACTTTCCCTGCCCTTGAAACCCGCGTGCCTAAAGGCTTGTCTGTGCGAGCGCCGATCGCAATTGTCTTATCCCAGCATTCCTTTTCAAAGGCATTTAAACCAGCGGGCGTGGAAATTACATTTGCTGCCCAGGCATATCCGGTTCCATCCACTTCAAATAGACTTACTGTTTCAGGTTTGCGCCTTTCAAGCCAATCCTGGTAAACAATGATTGGAAATTGTTCATGTAGAATATTGCATCGGGTAACCCCACTTGCAATTTTAGGATACCTATGTGGGAACTGTATCCACCAGCTACGGTGGTAACTTTCGTCGAGCGGCACTGTAGGCACATGGTGCCAATGAAACCAAGGCTTCAACTTACCAGGCACTTTGTTATCCAAGTGAAGGATATCATACTGCGGCACATAATCAATCTTCCAATCGGTAAAAGGCTTCACAGATTCGCGGGTAATTACCCCCGGCTGATGCATTGCGAAACCCATCTCCGCAGCAATACGAGCAACCGCATATACGGCTCCCGGTTCATCATCTGTACTACAATGCACCACCAAAGGCCCATGTATTTTATAAGCACCTATTGGCAGGCTGCTATCACGCACAAAAGTTAGGTCGACATCTATAGCGGCCTGGGCTTTAATCTTGCTCCAAAGGTTTTGTGCTTCTATCATGCGGGGGTATGTTCTATGATTTTTAATTGCAATGATGATTGTACAGGTATCCACAACTTTAAATGATTACGCCATTGCCATTCATCGAAGGTTGGTGACCATTCGCCTATGTTAGTGGTATCTAAAACTGTAGTGCTCCAAGTGGTATAAGGTGCCGGGCCACTTAGCATACGCAGCCCATTGCTGCCGAACAAGGCTAAAAGGATATATACTTTGCCTGTGGTTTGGTTGATAGCAATATCAGGACACCGCCAGAAGTCATTCTCAGGATCGCCGCAATCGAGTATGTCAGGACTAATCAGTACATCTGTTTTAACCCAGGATGTACCGTTGTGGTAAGCATGACGTACTCTCGCTCTACGTGCGGGGTCTGCTTGCGGAAGGTCATTAATAATGTATGCAATGTGTGGCCGGCCCAAATGGTCGCTCTTACATGAGTTCTGACCGCCAAGGCCCATATACGCTGTGTTGTTTTCCACCGTATCCTGATTAAGCATTGCTGCCGGCATTGTTTGTGGTGAATTGTCGGCCTTTTTCCAATTAGTGCCATCCCAACGTAAATAGCCTATCTGCTGGTTTCCACCACCCCCGACTTTCCAATGCCAGGCGAAATGGAAGTGACCGCCTGAACCGAAGTCAGGGTCGAAGCCTACACTATACGGATATGCACCCGCATTGGTAAGTATTGTTTCATTGCAAAGTTCCCCGTTGCTATTCAACCCACTTGGAACGCTCCACCCAGTTGTTTCACTATACTGAGACATAGCTATGCCACCAGCAGTAGCTCCACCATTACGGTAGATTAAATACAGTTTGCCTGATGGGTCGTTAAAGAATTTTGTATATGAAGTAATTGATGCTCCAGGGAACGGATTGGTAAGAGCATCGACTGCACCTGTCCAGCTTGTAATAGGCTGTGATGCTCTACGATAAACAAGTGGATTGTTATGATTGTTATATGCCAAATGCACATAACCGTCACGGTCAAATCCCACATTCAAATTTTTATGGTCGTTGACAATTTCATTTTGCTGTATAACAGGTAACCCATCCGTACCATCATATATAAAACTTGTCCATGTTCCAAATGGTAGATTAGCATCCGTGCGTGTTCTGTACTGAATAATTGCGTATGCGTCAATATTCCAATACGCTTGAACTTGGTACTCTACACCTCCTATTAAAGTAGTTACCATTGATGCGTCACGATAACTTCTTCCGTTTATATCGGCAGGGAATTTAGCTTGTACTAATTTTGCAGCATTTACACCTGGGAGAATACCCAAATTTTGATAAAGTTCTACAATAGCATTATTCACGTTAGCTGCTTCAGTAGCATTTAATGATGCTCCACCGTGTTCCGCTAAAATAGGCGATGCACAATATGCAGATGTCTGCCTCCCAAATAATATTGGTTGGCTATGTTTTGTCGTACTTGTATTATTTGTAAAAGTTGGACCTGGATTACCATTTCTATATATCTGAACATTAGCATTTGTTGTACGGTTGATAATATACCCACCTGCACTTGTAACATTCGCAAAAGTAATAGTTGGGCCATTTATACGGCATGTTCCGTTAGTTCCATCACTACCCCTAAGCTGCATGTTTTGGTTTGTTTCAGCACCGACTAATCCTGAACTACTACCTAAACTCTCTCCAACGTAGACTCCAAAGTGGGCATCGTTCTGAGTGTATTTAACCAATTGCACGGGAGTCCTACCTGCTCCTAAATATCCGTCAGCGCTAAAACCACTATATCCACCCCAAGGTGTAAAGCCTAAAGTGTTTGGCGTGGTTTCTATTAAAGCAGCACTAAATCCCGCCGGGTTAATTATATTTTTTAAACTACTTGGCCTGTCAATGCTTGTCAATAGATAAAAGTAATCAAATTTTGTCAAGCCCGTTATTACTCCGGTTTTAAGCTTGCTAACAAAATCATCATAGTAGTATTTATTTATCTCCGGTATGGGAGATTGTGAAGCTACGAACGTTGATGCTTCTGAATGTGTAAAAGTATAATATACCGATACTGTCGGTAATGATGTAGCACTAACGCCACTGCCAACATTTTCCACAACAGTAATTACCTTTTCAAGCTGATTTATCCCTACTGTAAACGTTGTATTGGTAGCCCCGACTATCGCAACACCATTCGCATACCATTGATATGTTGGTGCCGAAGGTGATCCTGTGTAGGTACCAGGGATAACCGTTAATACTGAACCATTAGTCGGTGTACCTGATATACCAGGCAGCACGGTATTTACCGGTGGCGTGCTTACTCCTATTTTTTGAAGATGTAATGAAATACCAATGCCTATCATAAACTGTTTTTAATAAAGTGCAATTAGTCCCGTTGCAGTTGTACCGGTTGCATTTATACGCGTGGTTTGAATGGGCAATACACTTCCTGCCGCTGCATTCGTAAAGGTTACAGCGGCACCATTTATAATGGCCACCACGGTACCGGTACCGCCTACATATACACCGCGTGTGGCAGCAATATCATCTTCATTACTAGGAGTTATAGCCGCTGCAGATGCAGCTGAGTTGTCCTGATCGGGCAATACCCTTATAACCTGGTTTAGCAGGATTTCAATATCCGAATCCGGTGCAACGGAATTGATTGAATCAATTTCACTTACTGGAATATTAATAGTAGTCCGATAATCGGAATCACCAAACGTGATACTAATTCTTTGAGACATTTCGTCATAAGACAATAAGCATCTTGCCTTGGTTTTGATTTTGACACCGGGTCCATCAACGGCTGTTACATTGCCCGATTTTGTGAATGTGTATCCCATGATTATAAAGTTTTTTTATTATTAAATATTTTTATATTCTTTTTTTGCATCGAATGATGGGCATGCTTTTGATACACCAGGGAAATCTCTGTGGCCTTGCACAATGGCATTGGGAAAAAGGCGCTTCCAAACAGTTATAACTGCCAAAAGGCTTTGCTTTTGATTGAGCGTGCGTGTATCCTTTGGTTTGCCTTCTTTATCGATACCGCCGATATAACTTACATGTAGAGAATTGGCATTATGACCGGCTACACCATTGGTTGGTTTTTCATTTGGCTGTAAACGGGTAAGCGTTCCATCAGCATGAACAATGATGTGATAACCGGGGCTTTTCCATTTTAATGTACTACGCCAATAGTTTTGGATGCTTGCTACTGTTGTAGTTTGTGGTGTGGCCGTACAATGAACAACGATGTGTTTTATCTCTCTCATCTTAGCCCAATTTTAAGTTTAGAAAGCAAAATCATTACAACGGCAACAATAGCTGCTATTCCTATCATGTGCCAGATGTTTAATACCTGTGTTTCGGTATCAACTGTTTTGGTAGTGAGTAGTTTCTCGATGGCATTTAAGCGATTGAGTGTGCCGCTATCAGTTGATGATGATTGAGTAGCAGCTTGCCGGGATCCACGCTCGATGATGCGCTCCAATATTGGCTGATAAATAGTATTGGTGATATTGGTATCGCCACCTTGAATTACGGGTGGTGGTTGTGTTCCAAAGCGCTCTGTTATTTTGGTCCATTCATCAACAGTTAAAGAGCTTTTATTATCCTTTTTTAAGTAGCTGCTATCCGATTTTGTAAGCGATTTGGTTTCATCATCTTTTTTTTCCATCTCGCGCATAAAGGAACACCCTACAAGCCCAATAGCCATAAAAAGAAGTATGAGCGCTACAATAAAAATTCCGAATATTTTATATACCGGGCTGTTGTATTTCATAAAATTATTTATAGAAATTAATCCTTTTTAACGTCCTGAAAAGGAAGGGTTTTAAACTTTAGAATTATAATGTTATGGAGCGGCCTTATCACATATTTCACAAGGTCACTATCCGGATTAGCTTCCATAATATTTTCCAGAATGCTTTTAAATTCAATGTAGATGCTTGCAAGGAAAAGTGCATTCAAACTGTTATCAAGTATCACTTCAGCAAAATGGCTATCTGTACCAGGCTTTGAAATATTAGCAAGTAAAAAAACACAGAGAAGGAAGCTGAAGTATGAAGTTGCTTTATCTATCGTCATTCTAAGACCAGCACTTTTCGTTGTAATTCCTTTTTTCTTGCTTTTTCTTATACCAGTTAGCAGATCTATAAAAATGAATGCAAGCAGAACAACCATCAATCTTGCATCCGGATAAATAATTCCCTGAAGTATGCTTATAAAGTATTCTCTCATTTTTAAATAAATGGAATTTTAAAATTTAAAATGATGATAAGGCTGTTCGCTTCCATCCTGAACTTGTCTTAATGTAGATATAGGTATCATCATACCTTATATCGTTAATTTCGCCTCGAACGTCTGCTGTATTAACGGGTGTCAAAGAGTATAATATTGATGTTTCTGTTCCCATGGATCCTGTTGCAATTGTTCTGTTTGTTCCGCTTGAAGCAACGGCGACAAACAATCCGTTACCATAGGCGACGGCACGCCAACCATTATCTGGCGCTGTTGCTAATACCCATGTAATACCATCGGTGCTTCTAATTACTCTATTTGTGCCTGAAGCTGCAATTGCAACAAATAATCCATTGCCATAAGTAATTGTATTCGACCCAGTAATTTCTGGAGTAGTTCTTGAAGTCCAGGTTATACCATTTGGACTGGTCATAATCTTATTCCCAGTAGATGCTGCAACAGCAACAAATAATCCATTACCATAGGTGACAGCACGCCAATCATTGTTTTCTGCTGCAGTTCTTGAAGTCCAGGTTATACCATCCGGGCTAGTCATAACTAGGTTTGAACCGCTTGATGCAACAGCGACAAATAATCCATTACCATAGGTGACAGCACTCCAATCATTGTTTTCTGCTGCGGTTCTTGAAGTCCAGGTTATACCATCCGGGCTAGTCATAACCCTGTTTGAACCAGTAAATGAAACTGCAACAAATAATCCATTACCATAGGTGACTGAAATCCATAGATTGTTTTCTGCTGCAGTTCTTGAAGTCCAGGTTATACCGTCTGGACTGGTCATTACCCTTTCTGAGCCATCAAAAGAGACCGCAACAAATAACCCGTTACCATATGTGACGGCCCGCCAATTATTATTAACTGCTGCGGTTCTTGAAGTCCAGGTTATACCATCCGGGCTAGTCATAACCCTGTTTGAACCAGTAAATGAAACTGCAACAAATAATCCATTACCATAGGTGACTGCATACCATTCATTATCTTCTGCTGCAGGTCGTGATACAAAATCAAAATGGCTATGCTCTGAAGGTGAAAAAGTAGATGGCTTACCTGTTATATCACTCCAGGCAACATTACCACCACTCCCTATTTCTTCCACACCGTCTTCAGCATAATCACTTGTGAAACGATACTTTTTTAAGGTGCCATCATTCACTAAGAATTCTAACCCCTCATGCCTATATGCCACGTTTATCGCTGCCAATGCTTCTGCTACACTTGCATAAGGCACCGTTTTGCCTAATGCAATTTTCCCGGAGCGCAAGTCTATCGCCCTTGGTGCATTTGGCTGGAATCCATCATTTATTTGAATTGGCATATTAGAAAATTTTGGATGCGGTTTTACCCGCACCCGTTTTTATTAAATTAGATTACGCGGAATTCAATAGTAGTATCCGTTTGCTCCGTTTGGAAGGTGGACATATACACTCTCCAGCTTGCCCCTGATCCGCTGGCTGATGTGCCTTTTATTGCGAATGTTTCAGATGCACCAATGGCCCCGTTGTTTAATGCGCTGCCATACCAAACCGTTTTTGTAGGCTCAGTACTCCGCTCTGCCATCCATAAATATTTAGGATCTGTATTTGCCGTAAAGTCAGCAACGATAGTTGCACCAAAAGGAAAGTCATCGGTACCCTGGCCAGCAAGGATAGCAGCTTCATTAGGAAGAGCATCCGCATCCAACCAGCCCCAATATGCAACTTCGGTAGTAGGTGCCGCAACTGTTGCTGCACTATCTGTAATCCATGCGCTATCCGTGTATCCGGAAGCCTGACCCTTAACCCTTGCATAGTATGTAGTACCAGGTGAAAGACCGGCCCTTGTATATGTAAGAAGCGAACCCGAGTAAATTACTGTTGGGCTAGTAAATCCAGCGTTAGTAGAAAATTCAAGTACATAATTCGTTGCACCGGCAATTGCATCCCATACCCATGTAATTGAGTTTTGGGTTGTTGCCGTTTCATCCAAATCAGCAGACGCAGGTAATTGCGGAAGGCCCGAACTTTCAGGTGTACAAACGCAGTAAGTTCCAAAATGATCAGTAATTAAACTCATAGTTTACCATTTTTTTAGTGGACAATTTTCAAGCACTACAATTGCTTTTTGGAAGCAAGGGCAGCTGCATATTTTGCAAAAAATCTGTTGTTCGTAGTGTGCGCTTCCATTAATTATTAGGAGAGCTTTGTGTGTTTTACTTTCCTGGCAATTCTTGCATTTTTCCAGCCGTAATTCAGCCATTTTATTTTCGGCTAAACTTGTTGGTAACCATCCAAGGCGTTTGCCCCAACCGATAAATATGTGATTGAGTTTTTTTAACATGAACAATCATTTTCATCATCATCATAAATTCCCAAAATCATATCTGTTTTTCTTTTGTAAGCAATTCCCTTTGCATCACAATCGCATTCACGTTCGTAAAGCGGATAATCAGCTTTGTTACGACAGATCCATTGATGCATAGCTTCAGTAAGCGGATCGATGCGGTCCATCATCTTTTTATCCATTGCCCATTTTACAGACTGCAGCCCGGGAGTAATTGTATTACCACTTGTGAGTGGCCCGGCCGTTGGGTTTGTATGCACAATGCCTTCACTTGAAAACTGAACAAACCCTTCAGGCGTTGCAAGCATAACCACACACTCCGCAACCAATTTCCACAGATGCATTTTCCAAAGCTTTTGGTTAGCTACAGAAAGGCGCTCAAATGCATTAGCAATATCTCCTGCCTGGAAAATCGGATCGCTACCAGCTAATGTTTGAATGGATGAAATATTATCAGATATGATATCAACATTCTTTTGTGCGACTAATGCTTCATAAAAGTCATAACCCAGTACCGGACGAATCAATCTTTCTTCAGCTACAATAATGCTTTGCTCAATTGTCCTAACATCGAGCGTATGCTTCGTAGGTGCATGGAAAACAACTTCAGGTGCCGTTATAAGCACAGGACGCATCAGGTTATTAAGGTTGTACATCTTCACCTCCTTCTTTTTCCTGTTTGGCTTTTGCGCTATTCATATAAACCCCTTCCATTTTATCATCTGCTGGAAGGCCCTTTGCTTGCCTTACTTCATTTACCTGTACTGCAGGAGTAATATCTACATCTGTAAGGCCACTTATATCAATACTGTTTTTGATGCCGATATTAAATTTGTCGAAAGGAAGCTTTGTCCATTTTTGGCATTCAGCAAAAATGTCATTCCAAACATTTTGCATGATATCTTCTTGTGCAGGACGTATAACGGTATTTAATTTTAGCTCAAGAATTTTAGTGATGAACCCAGATCCTTTACCCATGGTGGATGGTGATATCAAACCGGCTAATACAGCATCCCACTCATTTGCCAGGATAATTTTTTGCATCCATTTTTCATCTGCAGTTGTAAAGCTTCCATCCTTAGTAGTATCGAAAGAATGAAAGGAACTGCCATCAATACCTTCTTCACTAGCCACAACCGCAACCCGGCCACGTTTTCCATCACCGGTATGGGTAGAGACAACCTGCTTAGCTATCCTATTAGCTTCAATTTGTCCAAGCTGACCTTTCAACGCAAGCAGGCCACCAAGCACCATATTATTATCGAAGTTGTCAAGATTATACCTGGCACCTTTGTATTCCAGCAGTTGGTAAATCATACTTGCTACGTTTGAAGGCAAGCCATAATGATCAAAACCAGTTACTTGATTTGAATACCAGATCATGGTACGTTCTACATCACCATCCTTCAGCCAATTATCTGATTCTTTTGCATTCCTGCGATAAAGTGGAATTGGCTTAATTTCTTTTAGCTGCTCGGATGTCGCAATTCCCTGCCTACGAAATAATTTACTGCGAATAGCGTGTGTTACATCTCCATCACTATTTTCAGCGCACAAGCGCCACTCCAAAAGGTTGTGAACATACACATAGAAATAAGGCGTACCGCCGGCTTTGAATCTTACTACCTCAATTGGTTGATTACCCCACGTAAATATCCCGGCAAAAGCTTTTTTATTAAGTGAAAGCGCCTTATCTGCCTTGCGGTTCATTTGCCCGAGCCAATCAATAATTTTTTGATCCAAATCTCTGCCGTCTTTATCTTCAAAACCCAGGCCGGCGCAATAATCAGTTTTCGTATTAATGCAAGCATTATTGGTAACAGATATTAACCTTGCTTCAAGCAGCTGCTGTGCATAGGTATCATCAGGATAAAGAAACGGGATGTACCTGTGTTGGGAAATGGAAGAAAACGTCTGCGGGTTTTCAAACGGAATCGGATTTTTCACATCCAGTTTCACCTCGTTAGCCACATGGGCACGAGTTTTTTTTCTTGGATTGTTTCTCTGATTATGTTTTGGTTGACCTGCAGTCATTTTTTATTCCGCTTTTTGCTTTAATGCCTTCCGGCTTTTTCGAGCCTTAATTTCCGCATCAACTTTTTCCTTAATCAATACATCTGCATCGGGAAGATTTTCTTCAAAGAGCTTCAGTAAGGAAGGGTCCTGGCTTTGTTGTGCTATGATAGCCAACACATCAATATCATCTCGTTTACCAAGAGGCTGGGCGCTGCCATTGAAACCAATGACAACGCCCAGGAATTCTTCTTTTATTTTGGCACCTGCCATAGGGAAGAAAAAATTTGATTAAAAAACTGAATTACATCATTGCCTCAATAGCATCCCAACCGCCTGTGAACTCGTAAAGCGGACGGCTATAGTCACCGGAAAAGGCAACGTTCATTCCGTTGAAGTCTTCAAATAGTTTACCGCTGGTACCATCAAAATCACCAAGTTTTACTTTGAATCTTGGAATGGCATTAGCATTGACAAACTTTTCGCCCATTACGAAGATGCGGCCAGTATTTAACCGGAACACTACACCAATACCGCAGCATACGCTCGCTGCATCAAGCGACTGAAGGAATGTTGTAAGCAATTGGCTGATATCGGGCAACTGGGTAGTAATACCATGGGTATATTTTACCGATGCACCAACATTCTGCCTTTGGGGCGTGTATTCCGCTTCATTGTCATTGAAATGAACCGGGTAAATTTTGGCTCCATCTTCTGCCGTTGCACCGGCACGCAGTGCGATTGCAGAATAGGGCTGAGCAACCCCGCTTACCGGGGCTGCTTGCGTGAAATTAAAATCTGATGGATCAAAGAGCCCTACATCACTAACGCCCCCGGAAACCGGCCCGCAGGCGCGATTATATTGTTGAACAAGTACACAAAGCATTTTATAAAGAATTTATTCGTTGATAAAAATTGTTTCTTTCGGAATTAGGTCCAACTTGACATTGCAACCACCAAATGCTCCGGCAATGCTACCTGTGTACCGGCTTTCAGGAACAAGCGGTAATACCACTTCATATCCTTTTTCTCATACCATACTTCAAGTGCGGTTTTTCCATCTTCGCCTTCACCGTATTCTTTATCGGTAGCGAAAACAAAATTTCCACGCAGCGTAAGTACAGCGGCAAAGCCAGCAGCGCCTTTTATTTCGCTGATGATTGGGGACCAGATTGGCTCAATCATAATAGGGATGCCTTTGTAAGCCAGCGTTTTAATTCCAGTTTCCAAAAGGGTATAACCCTGGGCTTCGAGTCCAACACTGATCAGGTAGTCTTCGTAACCGTTGGCAACTTCCTTACTAACGTAATAAGCCTTCTGGCTGTCTTCGAAGGAATACAGCAAAGGATTCTGCTTGTCATGCAAGGTTTTGATCAGGTTGTATGCTGCAGATGGGTTAGCCAGGTAATCAGTACCGTCTGCAATTGCCACTGTTTGGCTAGCAGGAATTACGGTTGCGGTAATATACTTTTTAATCCATTTGAAGATGCCATCAAATACATTGGTGCTCCATTGTGCTGTTGGTGAAACCACACGGTCAATGTCACCAAAATAGCTGTTGGATGCAACGTCAATGTTTACCGCTCCTTGGAAATAGGGAAGAACTTTATCAGCGAACAAAGGATCACGATTGCGCCAATCTTTCAGCGCACCCTGATAAAATTCGTTGCGGCAAAAGGTGGTTGCACCATATACTTCGTCAACCGTAATTTGACGGGTACTTGCACCTACTACCTTTTTGTAATTCACATCGCAACTTGCATCACGACGTTGTAAAATGTTTTGCACCCTGCGGATATCTATGATAGGCCTTTTGCTTACCACATTATCCATGAGAGTGAATTCATTCAGGGTACCGCGGTAGGGAAATCCCTGAGGAATAAGGTCCTGAAAAGCCGGTTGTATAACGGCATTATGGAAGGACAGAGAATCAATGCTTACTGTTTCGAACATGGCTTATTGATTAAAATAGGTTGATAAAAATTTGATTAAATGTTTCCTGGTAATGGGTTACTGTTTATCCCAGTAAGCAATGGTTCCTGTTGGTCCGCTTACATCGGCCTTACCATCGGCAACAAGGCCATTGGTGGTAATGAAGGTTGCCAATACAGAAAGTGGCTTACTGATGTTAAGTGTGGTTACATCAATGGTTTTTGCACCACCACCACCGGTTGCGGTAATCGTATCGCGTACTTCACCACCGAACTGATCAACCACTCTTAAGTGGCACTTTTTAAAGGTGTCACCTGATGGAATAGTACCACCGGCAGTTGCTACTATGGATAACTCAGCGGGATCGCCAACCAGGCCATAGGTAAAGGTTACAGATGGGGTAAAGGCGGCTACCGGGGTACCTTCCAAATGAAGTTTATCCTTCAAGCCAGAATTATCAAATGCATTTGAACTCATGATTTTTTACTTTAAAATTTGATTGAATAGTTTTTTAAGGAATTAGGCTCCGGGAATATTCCACTTGCCGATAGGCTCTTTTACAACTTCATTTTTAGCCCCTGTTTCCTTGCCTTTGTTTTTGGCTATGTCCTGTTCAAGATCACCGGCTTTCTTTTCGAGATCACCAATCTTCTTGGTTAGATTGCCTATTTCAGTTGCATCAGGAAGCTTCGCGTCTTCTATTGCTTTTGCAACAGCATTCGAAACCAATGTGGCTATATCCATTCCCTTTACAGCGTCGGTTACAGCGTTTTTAACCTGATCAGCAACAGAGTTTTCAAACTGTTCAGATAAGTTTTCAAACGGCTTACTTACTGCATCGGCAATGCTGTTTACAAGTGTTGCCTGTGTTCCGTCTTCAGCGGGCTTTATGCCTTTAATTGCATTCATGATAGAACCGCTGAGATCGGTAAAGAACTTTTTCATTTCGTTGATGTGATTAATGATTAGTGAATCTGGTTCGGGGTTTTCTGGAGCATGTGGATGAGCGGGCGGTTTGCCGACGGCTGAGTTATATGCGTTGAGCACAGCGATGTTGCTAAAATCCCATTGCTCTTTAGGAATAGCGTTCTTGAAACTTGCTTCACCGGATAGTTTTTTGACAAAACCTTTGTTTACGGTTTCATCACCGGCCATCCATGTTTCCTGGTCCATTAATTTGGAAATCTCTTCTTTGCGAAGGCCAGTGCTTTCGGCATAGAAATCGCGGATCCTGTCATTGAATTTCCGCAGTGTTTTTGCGTAGTTTTCAATGCTGTAAACATCACCCCAAACAGCACCCGAAACGTTATGAACCATGAACCAGCTATTCTTGCTGATTTCGCTGTTCTTACCTGCCATTAATATGTAGGTAGCTGCACTAGCAATGATTCCACGGCCGATGGTATTAACGGTTTTGCCTTTGTTTTGAAGGTCAACCAGGAGATCATACATCGCCATGGCATCGCCCACGTGCCCACCATAGCTATTAATGTAGATGTTGAAGACTTTAGCTTCACTGGCTGTCAGTTGATCGCGGAAAGATTTGTAGGAAACGGATGTTTCGTCGCCCCACCAGTCACGCATTATTTGTTGCGTTTCAGCATCGACAATATCACCATCGATGTAAACATCGAGTGTATCATCGCCCTGATTCTGGATGGAGAAATTAAATACTTGTAGTTTCTTTTTCATCGCAGAACAAAGCTGCAATGTTTTTGTACTTAGAAATAGTATAAAATACTATTTGGGTAACGTAGTTTGTATGGATTTGATTTTTGTTTTACCCTTGGGCAAGCACTTATTTTAGGACTTCAGGGAATAAGTCAGATATGGGATTTATAAATAAATACAATTAAGTATATTAGCGAAAAATTATAAAATGATTGTTTTTAAAGAAATACTATCTAGATTAAAACAAAAATTAATTCTTCCCCTTTTTTACTTAATTTCTGGTTTAGGATTGGGTTTTTTTATTATGTATGTCATAGTATTTCAGTCGGTTGTTGATTTTGGAAACACCGAGAATGATACTATCCAATATACAAATTATGGGATTGCTTTTTTCCTTGGCTTAGCCTCCGTTGCTTTTTCTTGGGCCAGGAATATTACAGGAAACGAAAATCTTAGCAGGGATATAAATAGGAATGGAGTCCGTTCGATTGCTTTGGCACTTTTTTTTATTATCACATCATTATTTAAATACTCTTTAATGCATGGAAGCATAGAAGATGAGTATGGTCGGACCTTTTTTTTGGCTTGCAAAGGGATTTATATGATTTTCTTAATTATAAACCTTATGGGGTCTATTTTTATATTTGTAAGTGTATTTAGGTGCATTAAAAAATACCTTGACCAAAATCATGAGTTATAGGGCTGAAGTATTTTTTGTTTTCCTTTTACTTTCTAAAACTCAATGATCGCACTTACTGCAATTATATTGCGCTACCCGCTCGGTCACACCAAGCTTTACACTGATTTGTCCATAACTGGCCTTGCTCTTTCGCATTAGGCAAATCTTAGCTTTTATAATAACATCTTCTCCAACCAATGCCACAAACTGCGGCCAGTTCAGTGCTGCAATTTCCCGAAGGCGCTTATCCAAATCTGTCATCTTTATTTCTTCTGCCATTTATAAGAAGTGTTTTATCAGTTGAATAATTCCATAGATAGCAAGGATTATTACGGCAAAACCAATATTGGTTTTCCAGCGCTCTTTAAAGTTTCGGTTTTCCATATCACAATGTACCAATTTCGTCCTGAATAACTTCTTTCCTTTGAGCCGATGTAACTGAACTTGTTACCTGGTAAACTTGGAACCGGTCAATTCTTGCATTTACGGCTTGTGTAGCCTTGGCCTGTTCGGTAAGCAAATCTAATACCTGATTGATAGAACCTGCATCGCTGATTGGAAGCGTATTACTCGCCGGGGTAAATACCGGGGCCTGAAGGCTTTCGCCCAAGGATCCACCATATTCGAACTTAGAAAGTGATGCACCCGGCATAAACCCCTTACCACCACCCAATTGATTGAGCGCTGATGCAATTTGCGTGTGTGTTCCGGATATAGAATATTTTTTACCTGCAGGTGCATTTTTCGTCCGGATGATGGCAAGTTCATTTCCTTCTGCTTCATAATTAAATGGAACGCCACCCGCTGCGTGCGAAGGACCGGTTATTTTTCCACCGGTTTCTGTTGGTACCTGGCCACCATATTCAAACTGCGTTTTATTGATATCATTAACCCGCATTGCATAGCGGCCAATGGCAAGGCCAGCAAGTAAGGCATACATAGCAATACCAGCGGCACCAAACGAAACACCGTTTAGCGGGTTTTGAGCAGCAGAGACAGCAAGGTTTCCTAATTCCACAGCCAAGGCGATCTTGGCTTCAGCCTTCTTTATTTTCTTTATCCGCTCCCCAGCCTTTTGTTCCTGAATAGCTTTTTTGGATTGGAATTGCTGCTCGATGGAAATTTCTTCATCCCGGCTTTGGGCACGGGCAAGCAGCTGATTTTTTTCCAAATCCAAGCGCTCTATTTGTGCCTGTTTGCTTTGGTTGATGCGTTCTATTTCAGCATCAAAATAAGAATTCATTGCACTCTTTGCCAGGTCGAAAGACTCGGTAACTATCTGATTAAATAGCACAGCTCCTTCAGAACCATTTTCAAAGCCAAATAATTTACCTGCTCCGCTTCTGATCAGATCGCCTATTGACCTTATCTTACCTGTATTGGTCTCAATATTCTGTACAGCCGCATTGTTTAATTCAGCAGCCTTGTCATTGAGTTTGGTTAAAAATCTATAATACTCTTCATCGGTAATAAGCTTTTGATCTAATAAGGTTTTGTATTTAGGTAATAGCTTTTGAAGGTTCTCTACTTCAATGGCAAGGACACCCCTGTTTTCTGCCCTATCTAATTCATTGCCGGCTTTGACCTTATCATTTGCCTTACCCTTTCCGGGTTTTTGATTGGAAAGTGCGAGCCTTGCCTGTGAAATCTTTTCCTGGAACTTGGCAACGGCCGTTTCGCCTTCCTGTTCTAAAACCTTTACATCATTTTTAAGTTGATCAACCTGGTCCTTAGTCAGCTGCCTGTTGATGGCTTTAATTGCTTCGGCTCTTTCGAAGGAATTTTCAATCGATGCTTTATTGAAGTCCTTTTCAATTGCATCCATATTTTGATTAAAGGTGATTTGAGCCTGCAGGAGATCGTTATCAAGTTTTAATTGTGCATCAATCCTTTCGCTTTCAGAAGCGTTTTCTGATGTTGCGGAAAATGCTGCTTCAGCAATTCTCTTTGCCAGGTCAAATTCTTTTTGAACTTCCTTTTCACGCAATTCAAAAAGTTTATCCTGAGTCTCTTTTTCAAGTTGTATCCTGGAAAGATTTAATTCAGCTCTAATTCTTATTTCATCGGTACCAGTTTTCTTAATTAGTTCAAGCTTTGATGCGATCGCCTTTTGATTGATGGTTAAAAATTCTTTAAGAAATTCTTCTTCGCTAATTTTATTTTCTGCTCTGGAAAGTTCAAGTGTTGCTAAGTTGGCATTAAGTAAGGCATCAATGTTTTTAAAAGGATCTTCTTTAGCTTTAGATCCACCTGATTTACTTCCACCACCTGATTTTTTACCAAGAAGACTATCCAGGCGCTTTTGCGTTGCATCCCGATCTGTAATTAATTTGTTTAATTCTGTCTGGCTTCCTTTGAAAGAATTAATCGCTTCATTCAACCCTTTAAGTTTATCCTGAAGCTCAGCGATATCAATATCAACTTGTTTGGAAACCACGCCAACCGCGGTAGATCCTGTGTTGGCAAAACGCTCTTTGATAATCTCATCAGTTGCATCGAGCTCCAGAACAATTTCACCCCTTTGTGCCTTTATAGCTCTTAGCGCTTCGGCTGCTGCACTTTCACCGGTTACTAAATCTGTTAGACTTGCAGTGAAATTAAATTGCTTCCTGGCATTGCCAACAAACTCCTTCAATTCATCAGGCAGATCTTCTAACTCAGTACCCTTTCCGGTGGATACTCTTTTTTCTAATTCAAACTGCAGTAACTGAAGCCGTGTATCTTTTTGCAGTTTTTCGTTTCTGATAGCCTGAGCAGCTTCCAATGAAGCCTTTTCACGCAAAGCCAAAACATAACGATTAAGAATGCCAATGCCTTCTTCTGTTTTTAAATTTTCGAGTGTAAGGCCTTTTAGATATTCCGGATTAATGTTTATCAAATCCTGGAGCGCTCTTTTCCTTCCTTCCAGGCTTACATTATTGTCTCCGGCCACTTTGGTTAATACCTGCATTTTACTGATCTGCTCGGTTGTGGCATCAGCAACACGCCTGCTTATATCAGCATTTATCTGCTGCTGCATGGCAAGCGCCTTCAATTCAGAATTGGTTGATGTTACCTGGGCAGCAAAAGCCCTGAAGGTGGCAACCAATACACCAAGAATTGTAAGAATTATTCCAATTGGCAACAAACGCATAGCGGTACCCAATAGGGTAGTAGCTACGGCCGCTCCTCTTGCAATACCGGTATATAATGCCAATGATGCATTATAAGCGGTTTGGAAGATGGTAATAGCACCAAGAGCGATCCGGCTGGCAACGATTTGAGCATTTACCAGCAATAGCCTTGCATTTGCAATGACTAGTTCTTTATTGGTAAGAGCCCAGCCAAGGGCAAAAAGACCGAGTACTCCTATAATGGTGGTGAGATTGGTTAACAAGAAAAGAAGGACGGCACCAATTGCAGACAGTATTGGCAGAACCCCCTGACCTAATTCCGTACGCAAGTTTTGCCAGGTTGCTCTTTGCTGTGCAAGGCTTTCGGTAGTTGTATCAATTTCCTTTCCAGCCTTTGCATTTTCCTCAGATATGATTGCTGAAACCGCGGTAGCAACGTCACCAATAGATGCGGATTCAGCAGTAACTCCCTTAAGGTTTTCTTTTAATCTGACTGCTGAAATTCCAAGGTTATCCAATATCAATGGAGACTTACGGCCAATACCAGTGATAATAGATTGCACAAGGAAATCAACTTCCTGACCTGTATCTTTTGCCCTTCGCCTAGCGAAATCCAATAAATTACCAAGTGTTTCAAGTGGAATTTCAAAGTTGCTGGCCTGAACCGCCTGCTTCATTAATTCGAGATCGCTAACCGTTCCTTTTGTAGCGGCTCGTAATTGAGACAGTAACCCCGGGTCGTTTAACCGTTTGAAAGCTGCTTCAACACCTTCAATTTGCTTTGCTTCTTCGATACCTGCTGCAACTTCGGTAGATAGTTTATTGAATACAGCTTGTATGCCTACAAATGATAATGCAAATTGAACGGCCTGACCTTTGATTTGCTTAAAACCTTCGCTAATTGCACTGGTAATTTTATTCCCTACATCACCGGTACTCTTTAATTCTTTTTCTAAATCTCCAACCGATTCTTTAAGGGCTATAGCTTCCTTCCTATTTTCAATCAGCTGCTTTTCAATTCCTTCAAGACTTCCTTCACCGGTTACTTTTATTTGTGATAAAGTACTTTGGAGATCCTTAAACTCATTATCCAACATCTGCAGGCGCTCGTTTGCTTTATTAACCTGGCCACCAATCAGATCATCAAGCCCCATCTGTTTAAATGCCTGTACAATACCCGATGTATATTCACCAACCAACAAACTGTCGCGGGAAAACTGCCTGCGGAAATCCTGCTCAGCTGCCGATAATTCTTGCAGCTTTATAATTGCCTGATCATATTGAAGGGTTTGGCCACGGAATTCGATAGCGGAGCCTTTGGGCGCTCCCTTTACCTGTGCGTACAATTCCTTAAGCGTTCTGTTTAGGGCGTTGTAGGAGCCTGCTGCCGCATCTGTAGCGGCCTTTTGTTGGCGTTGCTGATTGATTTCCTGTTGACGAACAACCAAAAGGGCCTTCGATTCATTTACAAGCTGTTGCTTTTCTACCTTCAAACGCTGCTCTTCCACTTTCAAAGCGGCTAAGGCTTCCTTTTGCTTGATGATTTCGGCCGTCTCTGTTTTGGTGGATGATGATGATCTTTTAGATTCGGCTTCTACATCTTTTTTTGCAGCCTTTATATCACGGAAGCTTTGTGCAACAGCTTCCAATTCAGTTTGCACCTGGCTATATCCAAGCGTTTTTAACTCATAAATTTTTGTAACCTGATCGCTCATAATTTATCAATTTGGAATGTCAGACGGAAGGCATTTAAGTGGAGAGTATTTAATATCGAACTCATTGCCGGATGTATCGAGAATAATGCTCGATGCGGATGGAAAACAATTGTTCAAATCTTCCTGGCTAATGGGAACCCATTTTCTCAACTTCGTTGAAGTAGTTTCTTCTTCGAGTGGCCTATAATTATTAATCTCAATTAATTCCCAACGCTGGCCACGACATTTGATATGTTCGCGATGAAACCAATTAGATACATCTGTATTATGTAAATGGAAATAAGTATTATAATGCTGGCCATTTCTCATGATGGCCATCCGCTGCAAATAAAATCTTCTTAGTAATCCAACGGCTCTTAACGAACCGGGACCAGTACCAATTCTTTCATCGGTGTAACTCAATACAGGATCTGCTTCGCCACCGGGTTTATAATTAACCGAAAACATCATTGGAAAGCTGGTTAATTCATCGCCATCAAAGCGCCAGCCACCAAAGCCGGTTACATTGCCTTTATACCAGGCTACTTTTGGAGAAAAGGTGTTTTGCGCTTCATCACGCGAAGTATTGCTGATATTTTCAGGCACCAAAACAGGCATTTGTGGAGCGGTGCCTGCAATTGCTGCCCACTGCTCCACATCATAATGCACCATGGGGGAAAAAAACCTATTGGTTACGGCTTTCTTCCCAGCCTTAAACCTTCCTGGAAGAACAAACTTTGATGAACCCGGTTCGTTTTGATTTCGATTGCTAATTACTTTAAGAGCGCCATCATTTGTATCATCTTTGAAATTTAATAGCAGCTCTCTTTCGTGCTCGCTAAATAGTTCCAGTTCTGAAACCTTATCAACATCCTGCTTGTTTTCCCAATCAATATAATCTTCATTAAAGTATCCTGGCAATCTTTCCGATTGATTGGCAGTAAGCGAGTATGGATGCTCAGGCTCAATTAATACAATTTTGTTAATTGGATCTGTTTGAATTTCAAGATTAAAAAGGTCTATAACACCACGCAGATAATCCAACCATTTGTATTTTTTAAAAGCCGGGTAATTGGAGAAATCAATTCTTCCACCTACCGGTATTTTAAAGTACTGGATACTAAATTCATCAACAGACAATTTTACTTTAGCCCGGCCAATGTTGCTATCATAGGTGCGTAAGTAAAGCTTTGCTGTGATGATATCGCTTGGATCAACTGAAATTAATTGCCAATCTTCTACCGCACCAAAAAACGATCGTTTATTTAAAAGGCCCGGTGGAGCTGCAATATTTTTCAGCGATGTTTCTGCAACCTGAGTTCCATTTTTAAACCAACGCACCCATAAGTGCATATCGCTATTACTGTTTACTTCGGTTTCAAGGAAAATATTAATGTAAAATCCAACTTCTATTGTGCCAAAGCTGAAAGCAGGAAGGTAAGTCCATGTCATTGCTTTATTTGCCACATCATAGGTATACGAATTGTTATTATCAAAGGCACCATCTGTGCTATCATTACTTACAAATGCGTCAATATATTCGGTTCGACTAATACCACTCCTTGTAAAATCCATTACCGATTTTGCCAAAAAATCAAGCTGATCAAGTTGCGTGCCTTCGCTATACAAGAAATTCCCCCATGTCCAGGGCATTACCATTCTCCTGAAATATTCAGAATTCAAAAGCTCGCTTTCAATTCGATAGCCAGTCTTTTTAAAACCCCAAAATAGCGGCCAGAACATGGATATCGCTGGCCTTAGGTAATCAACCGCCATATCAGTATCGGATGCATCCATGGGGCTCCTGTAGCGTACCGGGGCAAATACATAGGGCAGGCTTTCGCTGGTGCCATCAAAAGCCCAGCTTGCTTCAATGGTTGGTTTATCGAAAGTGAAATTGATATGCTTTAGCACTTCGAAGAGCGTCACTTCTTCTAACTCCACCTTCCAATCGGCATTGTTGCCATAAAAATCCCACCGGTAACTTAAAGGCCTGCTATTATGGGTAGCGGCTTTAAGAAAAGCCTTGCCGACTAATAATTCAAAACCATTTGCTTCTATCAAACCTTTCCTGAAATTGGAAAATGATTTATCCGGAGAATTGTCTTCGCTCGCAGGATCGTGGAAGGCATTGCCAATTTTATCGTTATTGGTTGTAGCCGGGAATTCAAGACCAAGTGCATTGCTTGATTTTTTCTTCTGAAAGTCATCTGCATCTTCCAACTTATAATTAAGCGAAAGCGGAAGCGTTTCAGTTGGCAAATCCAATTCCTGATCATCTACAAAAACTCTTATATATCTGGCTTCAGGCATTATCTGATAATGAATTTTGGATGACTGAGAATGAACTGTACTTCCACTTCATAGATGTATCGGCCATCTGATTTCAGCTTTTCAAATTTGCTATCTGCAATGACAATAGGCAGGTAACTATCTGCCTGTGATTGTATTCCTTTCCATTCTATCCAGGCAATTGGCGAATTAAAAAGCTCTTCAATCCATGGCATATCATCTTCACCGTAATCTGTTGTTTTTACAATGTATTTATCATTAGCCCTTATATTGAATCGGTTTGTGGCATGTACAGGCTTTTGTAATGGAACTGTTGGGGCAATGCGACGTGCATCTGAATCGGTTTCCTGCTGAATAATCACTTCGTCGAAGTTCGCAGCATCAATAGCGCCAAGGGAATTAAGAAAGTGGATCCTTATCGTATCATCGCATCCAATCTTAAGGCGATACAAATTACTTGTGCAGATAATCTCATCATCACTATTTTTCAATTGGACGAAGTACTCGGCTACGTTGGAAAAATTTACACCCGGGAAAAGGGGGACTAAATTTTTTGCACCTGAAGGAATATATATTGCTTTCATAATTAGCAGCTATTAGATGTTGCGGCTCCAACTTCGCCTGTGAATGGGTCGATAGTGTGTATTGTACCACTCCCGCTGATGCTTACAAAATTGTAACCACCTATTGGGGTTATGAACAAAGGATCTATATAAAGAATGATTCCTGCACCAAAAGAGAAGCTGTCAGAATATGCAGTGGTTTCAATTGCACCACAGTGACCTTCAATAATATCTGTAAGTCTTACTGAGAAAGCAAGAGCCGATGGATTATCCGCTTCTACTATAAAATCTTCCGAATCACCGACACCTATTTGAAAATCATCACAAACAGGCTCAATAACTATGCTTTGGCTACCAAAACTAAGATCAGTAAGCACCAATGTTGTGCTGGTAATAGCTACATTGCTACCACCATTTAAGCGATATCGCCAATTGGTGGCCGGGCCTGTTGATGAGAAAACAATTGTAATTTCTCTATCACCAGTTGCAGTAATACTTTCAATTGTTACTACAGAATTGCAGGTAGTTGATACATCGCCAACGGTAAACGATTTAAGAAGGCTTGTACCGGTAGCACAACTGCAAATAGGTCGAACTTCAATATTGTGCGGACCAACGGCAAGACCGGTAAGGACAATAGTTGTTTCGGTGGTATTAATCCAAACACCGCCATCAACACGATAATCAAAGGATGTAGGAGAGCCGGTGAATTCCCACGATACATTTATATTGGTAGTAGCAGGTACCTGGGAAGTTGTGATTGATGCAATGGCACCGTCGCATACATCATTGATATCTATTTCAGTCGCGACAAAAGATGAACTGGTTTTTAATTTGTAATTAAGGATCAATTTGGTGATGCATATTTCACCATCGGTAATTATAGGGAAATAGTCTGAATTTCCAATTGAAATACTTTGTGTTGGCCGGTGTGTTACCGGATAGCAATCATCAGCCCATGTACCGGTTTTAAATGCACTCAGATGGGTTGGTAATATTTGATTGTCTTCATGCTGCAGGGTTGCATTTAGGATAAAGCATGAATTCGATTCCATACCGGTACCCGATATAGGCTTCTTTGTTGCAGTTCCCTGAACTGGCATTGTACCATCTATAATGATAAATCCATCAGGATCCTTATCGCTGGCCCGGAAGCGGCAAAAGGTGCGAGCCATGATCGGTACTGCCTGCGACAAAACTCCACCACCATTTGTGGCCAAGAAATGCTTTACATATTCTTGTGCAGGACCCTGGATATCAAAAAGCCATTCTGATGTACTGGTATTTAATTTGGCATAAACCGTTTTACTGATAGTTCGGTAATAAACACCGTTAAAATATATGTCGCAATAAACAACGGGGGGTGGGGTACTGCCATCGGCTACCACACGAAATAATACAGGCCTGTAAGCGGCATGCAAACTATTACTTTCCGGCTGTTGTATGATAGATGATATCGCCATTAAATGGTTTCGCTTTTTTCTTTTAAAAATTCTTTTGATACAGCTGCATCCAATGAAGTACTCATGTATTTATCGAGTGCGTTGCTTGCATCTTTTATAGCATCTTCAATCATCTGCTTACGCTTTCTGTTTTTGCTAAACCGTGAGCTCGCTTCCGTTGGCATACCTTCTTTTTGCCAAACCCGAATAGTTGCTGCGGCAGCTCTCTTTGCTTCTTCTTCCGGGAGTCCTCTTAATTGAAAGTATCTTATGAGAAAAGGAAATTGCTTGAAGCTTGCACTTTCAGCTCTCACACCTTCGTTTACATATTTCGTATAATTGATTGCCGTTCCTTCCAATACATCTGCATCGGCTTGTTTTTGATTATTAGCATCAAGCGACTCTTCCATGGCACCTGTCAGATAGTGACCTTGCGCCCGGCTTTCATCTCGGATAGCTTTTTCAAGGATCTTTTGTGCCCCACGATATATGGCTTCAATCGACTTCATTTAATAATTGCAAATCCTTTTCAAGCGTAATCAGCACAGGTAATAGCTGCTTATAATTCCCAAGTATTCGCTGAATACATAATCCACAATCCATTTCAATACCAGGCTCGATGTAGTTTTTCCAGATGGTAAACAGGTAATGCATATCATCATTGGTTTGAATAGCTTGTGCATGCTCAATCATTTTCAAATCCAATATCTCCTTCCTATATTCTGCAGGAATCAGTTTTGCGATATCTGTTGATGTCATACCAATTTTATTTTGAATTCTTCAGCCACCTTCCGCATGATGCGGTTAGTTTTCATGTGTGGGTGTTTGGTTTTTAATTGCTTGGCCCGTTGTTTCATTGCTTCCAAACGTGCAGGGTCGATGCTATCTGCGGTTTTAACTTCCGGCTTTGCGATGGCATCGGTTTCTTCAACCTGCGGCAGCTCGCAAGAAGGTTTAAACTCCGCGTTCATCTTTGCATTAAACTGCCTTAATTCTGATTCTTTATCCAGGTTCATATTGATATATTTGGAATGTTATCAGGATCGTAATCCGTTAATTCACAGGGAACAAAAATTGAGCACTTGAAATCTAGCCTTACTCCTGAAACCCGATCAGTACCGACAAACGATACCGGTACTGAGTAAGCAGGATCATCTGATAGCCTGAACGATGTTTGATAAAGCCGGTCGCGATCTTGCACCAATTTCACTACTTTAATAAAGTCATTGCTAGCTGCCTTCATAGCGTCCCAGTCTTCTGTCACCGGCCTTTCCGATGTTCCGGTTTTAAGATTACGCCTGGCAACCTGAGTGCCTTCGTAATAGGTAGTACGCAGGAAAAACATTGTGATTGAATAGCTTTCCCAGACATTGCTCTTTACACCCATCTTGCCATTGCTCCTTGGTGGCATGATAAGCGAAAGCGGATATTTCTTTGGAATGGAATGCTCGGAAAAGACCTGGTTAAGCTGATCGGTATTTATTTCAATACCAAATTGCGGTGCCCAATAAACCCGGCCTTGAATGGTAGCGGATTGATTGAGCACTGCTTTAAAAATCTGATATAGTAGGCTATATGGCTGCATTATGCTTCACCAATTACTGGTTTCATAAATCCGGGTTCGGGCTTAGCTCTTTCTCCATTAAGAGCGGCTTTAGCTTTTTCTTCTTCATTAATACGCTTTTGTACAGCGGTCCTGATTACTTCGGTACGGGCTGTCCAATCTTTAGCCAGGTTGTACACTTCTTTTTGAAGGGTTATGTAACTTGGAAAGTTCAAATCAAGCGCCTTGCGTGAACTTCCTTCGAGCATGTTATTGGCCACTGCAAATTCAAACATGGAAAGGGGAGCAATGGAGCATCCTGAAAGTTTAAGATGCAGAGTTTCATAATCTGAAACTGAAATGCCTAATTGAGCGGGTGAAGCCTGACCCAAGGCATACATGGCAGCATCAAACCATTCTGATGTTGTGTAGCCGGTTGGTAATAGATTGGATTTTAAATCCTTTTGGAATTCTTCTTGAAATCTTTGTGCAATCATAGTTTTGGTTAATTTAGATTATTGGTAAAAAGATTTATTTCAACTATTGCTTTCTTCAAGGGCCTGTAATCGCAATTCTAACTCAGCAAGCTTTTTGAACAGCCAAACATTGGTTGCGTCTTGCGGCTGTATAGCAGCAACATTTCCATTCAAATCGCTAGTGAATAAATGGCAGTCCTTTTGAAGCTCTTCAGCTTTTGTTATGACATCCATGGTTGTTTTATTTACGATTCTTTGCAGGACGGGTCCAAGGACATTGGCTCCAACGCTTTCTTTGCTGACGTTGGTTGCCGCCGGCCCATTTAGATGGCCGATAAGGATTGCGGTTGCCATTGAATTGCTTACGCTCTGATTGAACGGTTGGCCTGTTAGCACTAACCTTATACTCATGCTGAACCTGACCCATGCTTGCCTGAGAAGCATGGGCAGCAGGTGCCCCGGCCATCGCTATAATTCCCATTAGAGCCGCCAATTTTTTAATTCCTGATCTCATTATTTTGATTTTTGTTGTGAACGTTGTTTATTCATTTCAGCCTGATGATCCAGGGCCTGCGCTTCACCCAATTCTTTTTCTTCACTTGCATATATCAGCACATCGAAAAGCGAAGCCCGCCTTGCACAGTCAATACTATTTAGCCCACTGCTGGGGATATCGAAGACCTTTGTTTTTGCGATGCTTTTAAGGAAGTTGATCCAGCCGAACCTTTCAAAGTGTTTCTTGCTGTGGTTTCCAGCTTTTGGTCCACGTCCTGGGAAGAAAACGGGAAAGTGGTCAGAAATGAACGTAGACAGCCGGTCAAAAAAAAACCTATCTGCATCGCGATATCCATAGGTAACTCCCGCATTAGTTTCAATCGGTCACTATCTTCATAAAGGAATGATGCATCATACTGCTCTCCTTCCTTGCGGAGAAATATTGCAGCTAACCGAAGCATCGATTCCCATTTACCTTGCCCCAATTCTTCCATGTCTTTTACCATCTGCTTACTGTCGATGAATTCACCGAAAGTCATCATACTACCCTGTTTTAGTTCGGTAGGGTGTAGTTTCCAGGTAACATCTTTCCAGAAAAATGAATGCTGCAATTCAGGATAGTTTTCTTCTTCCATCAGTACCGCAAGGCTTGACAGATATATATTAGCAATCTGATCAACATACTCGCTTTCTTTTAAAGCTTCGGGTGTGGTACCTGTGAAGAAGGCGAAAACGGCAAACATCTTTTCAAACTGGAATTGCGCTATTTCCAGTTCTTTGTCCAACCCATCAGGCATTTCAATAATGCCTTTTGCCATGGTATCGAAATCCCGACCATATTGATCATGGAAATCAATGCGCTGGCCGAGCGTTATCTCCCTAAGGCTGGTTGGAAGTGTTACGATATTGCCGTTGATTTGGATCCGCATTATTCCGGCTTGGCTTTTGGTTTAGGGCCTGGCTTTTTGCGCTCGGCAACTTCTGCTGCCGGCTGTTCTGATTCAGGAATATCAGCATCGTCAAAGGAATCTTCATCATGATCTTCCTGTCCGAAGGCATCCAAAATATCTTCATCACTCCAATTTAATGTATCAGGATCCTTGCCATTATGCTCTTTTTCCCCTTCGGCCAATTGCGCATCTATCTTAGCTTGCAATGCATCATCCGCTTCATTAGCCTTAATAGCTTCCTGGATAGCTTCAATGAATTCAACTGTCAATTCAGCATCTTCATAATTTTCAATTCCCGCACGCTTAGCAACCCCACGGATAACCAATACATCTTCCGGTAAAGTGTAATCATTCAGAATACCATCAGGATGCAGGGTTGTAATTTGATCGGAGAGCGCCTTAACCTTATTCAAATACAATTGCCTTTCATCAGGCGTGGGCTTGTGATCTATTACTTTCTCAGATTCACCAAGTACGATTGGTGGAAGCGGCTCAAAGGTTTTTGAATGGGTAATACCAGCCAAAAAGAAAAGCCGGTTAAGAATGCGGTCCAATGATGCAACCACTCCGGTCACTACTATTTGGTTTTCCGATTCAGGAGCAATTTTTGGGGCATTATCCCTGATAAATGTAATCCCTTCTGCCAGCTTTTGTAGGCTGGACTGGGATTCAGATTGTTGTGACATAGGCTAATAATTTGTGGTATTACATGTTTCCGATTGGTAAGAGAAACCAAAAGTAAACGAAAAAATAAATAATACTACTTAATAGTATAATTTACTAAATTCTTTTTATGTTTGCTAAACAATTCAAACAACACAATTATGGCAAGGATTACAATGAGTACAGTAAAATATTTCGTTAGGAAGCATCGGGAAGCGCTTCACATTAATGTGAAAAGCAGATTTGATAGTATGACAGATTGCATAGAATTATGCAAGGGTTCTTCTTTTGAGTTGGCTAAGGACACCACCCTGAAAAATTATGGTGAAAACAATACCCTTGGTATTGAAGGCGCATGGTTTGTAGGTAGTAGCAGAGATTATCTGGCGCCTTACGTTGATAATCAATTTGAAGGAATTGAAGTATCAAACGCATGTGGAAGTTTCATTTTGGCAATTCAAAAGAATTAATTAATAAATGGGCCCGGTGCGTTGCCGGGCCACAAACTAATATTTATGAGTGATTTAAAGCATACACCGGAGCCATGGATACAACAAGAACACGTTATCCTTAGCTCAAATTTTGACACCAATATTTCCTACAGTACAAATAAGGATAGTAATGGTAGGTACAGTTTGGCAATTCCTATTGAGCAAACATTAGCCAACAAAGCCCGCATCGTTGCCTGTGTCAACGCATGTGCAGGAAAGCCCTATCCTGAACTTTGGATTAAGCAAGCCGAAGAAATTCTCGAGAAGGTCGTTTCATTCGAACACCCGGAAATGAAGTTGGGCGAAAGCAAGATTGATACACTAATAAAAATGGCTGCAGAGCGCGATGCATATAAAGAGTTGCTAACTGATATTGTAAAATCAGGCGATACAGCGATGTTAGTCGGTCATTGGGAAAGGGCAGAGAAACTGCTTAAACCTTAAAAATTCTTATAAAATGAAAGCCAAACTATCATATGCATCAGGCTGGGTAATGTCTTTTCCTAAGCAATCTCAGGGTCCAATGCTTTTCCTGGAATGGATCCAGAACAATCCAAAGCATCCAAAGGAGTTTACAATTACCACGAAGCCATGTATCAAAGAAGTTCTTAACGATGACTTTGTTATCCGGTGGAAAAGCGGAACAAAGGAAACAATCACCGATTGCTATGAATACATCAAATCTAATATCGGGTAATACTATGGAAGAAAATCACACTGCAATCGGCTACTCAAACGGCCAAGCATATCCATTGCTCAACTATGACTTGGAAACGAATCATGGCCTTATAGAACTGCCCGAATGGATCTGGCCAGTGTGGTGCTTATTTGAAGAAATAGTTCTAAAGCCAATTAATTAAGGTATGGAAAGGGGAATGATTATAGTTGTAGATGATGCTTCTATTGGTCGAACAGCAATGTTGCATGAATTATTGCATCAGCAATTAGGAAGCATAGTTGTTGTAGATATTAATGATGATAAGGAAATAGCCCGCCTGGAATTCCCAAATTTTGCGGAATTACCTAAACCGCTTTTAGCACCACCTGAATTGAAATGCTATGGAGATAAGTATTTTGTTTGCAATGGAATTCATGAGTACAGGCAGGTAATTACCCAAACTGATAGTGGTAACAGGGTAGATTGGGTTTGCCAATGTGGAAGGAAAACAACAGATTAACCATATTTTTATCACTTCAAAACTAATTATATCTAAATGGAAAAGTTTGAAAATATTGACCGAAAAAGATACTACGGATTACGCATAGGAGATTTAGTTTCACCTAAAGGAGTTGATGGAAAAGAATGGCACAAAGGAGTTGCGGAAGTTGTAAATTACGGAAGCGATAACAATCGAGTAGAAATAAAATCCAAGGATGGAACTATTACAGATTGGGTTGCGGAATGGTGTGAAATTATGACTAGGGTTGAAGATAAAACCAAAAAATGCGATTCGTGTGGACAGTCTTTTACCGGCGATCATTATCCGATGGTGGACGAAAATTACAAACTTCAAAAAGGCCTTATGCAATGTCGGGAATGTTTTGAGATAGGCTTGGCATAACAAAAAAAATGTAAGAATACATTAAATCTGAGAGCCGTCAAACTCACTAAACAGGGCACATCGAACAAAAAAATTGTAAGAATACAATGAATTCAACGCAAGTACAAAAGGCCCTTAACAAGGAATTCCGGAACTACTTATACCAAATCAATAACCAATATATTTTCCGGCATGATTGGGAGAGCGATTTTTTTTGTATGAGTGAACGCGGCTATTGCGTTGAGGTGGAGATAAAAGTTTCCCAGGGAGATTATAGAAAGGACTTTGAAAAGGAAAAGCATAAATTCTTTGAAGCGCTGAGAGCCGGGAAGAATAGTTATGTTGAATACCTTGGTAAGGGAAAAGGGAATAAAATTTGCTCATACCGGTATGGGAGATTGGATGTGCCTAATCCCCGACGCTGGAGAAGGAAGCATTGGTTTTATGAAACAGATATCAGCCACAACATTCAGCATGTGTATGCGCCCTGCAGCAGGATTAGAATACACGACCTGAGCAAGTCGAAAATTCCTAATAAGTTTTATTTTGCCGTTCCGGATGATATGAATATAAGTGTGCCAGAGTATGCCGGCTTAATTAAAATTAGTGATCGTGGGCCGGTAATGGTTAAGCAAGCGCCTTTCCTTCATAAAAGGAAATTGGAGATATGGAAGACATTGCTCGATAAGTTTTATTATAAGTATTATAGAACGTTTTAAAATTAATCTATGACATCAGATACAATTACCGACATCAAAGCTTTTGCAGAAACCTGCACCGAAGATGAATTGTTTGCATACGGCCTAAGCATTAAAACGGGCAAAACGTTTGACTATACTAAGCCAATGTGGGGAAAAACAGTAACCCACAGGCGTAATATTAGCAAATTTGTCAATGAAGTAAATGGATTCTATATGCGTTTAATTGGGATTAAGCCGCCATCAAAAGGAGATACCTTGCTTTGTAAGGCTGAATCTGGCCTGATAAAGAACTTTTTAATACTGGATATAAAATACAGGCGCGATCCGGAAGACATGTTTGATGCCTATGTGGTTTGTTACACTGATTAAATATAAATACCAATAAGATGCTAAAAGAAGTAAAAATGTTCACAGTTGTATGCGACAATTGTGATAAAGATGAAAATGCTGATGCGGAATATTCGGCATGGAGTGACGCACAATTTGCAGAAGATGTGGCGATGGAAGCCGATTGGTTAAAAGAAGGGGCTAAACACTATTGTCCGGAATGTTTCAGCTATGGAGAAAATGATGAATTGATTTTGAAGGAAATTAAGAAATGAAAGAGATTCAATTAACTCAAGGCCAAAAGGCTATCGTTGATGATGATATTTACGATAAGTACAATCATCGGAAATTTTATGCTGCAAAAAGCAAAAAATTCTTCTATGCCCGAAACAATGATTTAGGTTACCTGCATAATCTCGTCATGGGTAATAAAGTTGCCAAAAATTGGCAAGTAAAGTTCATCAATGGTAATACCTTAGATTGCCGAAAGGAGAATTTGATCTGGATTAGGCATTCAGATAACACACAGAAAGAAAGTAAATTGCAGAACAATAGGTTAAAGACTAGCAGCTATGTAGGTGTAAGCCATGTGAATTACTTTATGGCAAGGATAAGATTTGAAGGCCGAACAATTAATATAGGAAAGTTCGATACTGAAATTGAAGCTGCTGAAGCATACAATTTTAAGGCTAAGCAACTATTTGGAGAAAGTGCTAAGCTAAATACTATTCTATGAAAAAGAAACGAACTATCCGCGATATAATGCGAGCTGCCAAATGGAAATCAAAGGGAATAAAAATAAATCCATTTTACAAATACAAAATGCTTTTATGACTCCGGAAGAATTAAAAGAATTGCTGGATACAGTTGCACTAAAGAAACTTTCCTTTGATGGATCGGAATTCAAGTTCGAATTTGCAAACGGGGTTGCTGTGTCTGTTGGGAAAATGAGTAATATGGACTGTGCAGAATGGGACATTTCATCGAAAACCGTAGAGCATACTGCATGGCACGCCCGCAAGAATTGGTTCCGGGAAGATATTCCATTGTGGCTTTCTATCATCAATCTCATTACCGTACTAATTATGATATATTTTGCATTAAAATTCGCTCTTTATCTTTTTCTATCTGCATTTAGAATTGACTTATGATACATATGAACCACTGCAATTTCATTCCACACATGCCAGTTGACAATAAACCGGTAGACATGGAAGCATATCTTGACAGACTGACAAATTGCCTATCTTGGAATGAATGCTCACCACTTTTTGTTGAGACATACAATGCGGACAAAATATTGCTATATGCGGAAGTTAGCGGCGAAGCATGGATGCACCCAACTTTAAAGGCATCGGTTTCCGAGTCAATGAAAAATTATGAGAAGCACTTGTTTCGCAATGTCCTTGAAAACTTAAGGCATAGATGCGATTTGTTTTTTGAATTCAAATATGGAGATTTTTTCGACTTCTACAGGGAAAGAATTGAAAGGGTCAATGTCGGTGGAAATGATAAATGGTTTGAATTGTTCTTAAAGCATGAAATTAGAGAGACAAACTTAAGCGACTCACTTGGCTACTATTCAATCGTTCCAAGGGTTTCAATTGAAAATGAGAAAGTCAAGGTGGAATTTGGACATGATATATACCCTGACCCCAATAATGATAAAATTAAGAATTATGATATATAAGAAATTTGAACCAATTAGCCCCTGCCATTCTGCATCGGCACCATTTAAAATCATAAGTGTTGAAAAGGGAAAACTATATCAAAATGGGAAATTACTAGGCGATGTTACTTCTGTTCATAAAAACAAGATCGTTGTAAAGGTTGCTAATGGATCGGAAATAGATGGTGCGACAGTAAATATTAATTTAATCAGCCACTCTATTCCAGAATCTTGACACCCTTGACACCTACACCCATTCCAAAGGATTTTTTTTCTTAGCCGGCTCAATAGTAGTACCAGAACCCACCACAACTTTCCGCTTCCGCTTCATATTCCTGTGCATGGTTACCCCATATCTAATCCCATCTTTGGCATGATTATGTTTATCCCTTGGTGTGTCTGTCGGCTCCTTATTGGCATCAAGCATCCATTTATACTCCTGGTTCTCAAACCAAATATGCTCGCTTTCCTGGGTAACATAGTTCTCCATGGCACTTATCTGCTTAATGCCAAACAGTACGCTATCAGGGCCCTTATCTGCAGGAAGAACATTAAAGCCAAGGTCTCGTAACTCCTTAATACTCTTTGGTTCTCCACTATCCGCATAAATTGGCGCCTTCTTATTTACCCCACGAACCTTCATCAGGCTGGCCAGTGCCGGGTTAGTAAGCCCAGGCTCATAGACAATCTCCCGGTAAAAATTACGATTGTTGTGGCTCTTTATTTCTACGAGCGCCACCGGATCATCGCTATAGCCAAAGTCAAGGCCATAGAATGAAGGGTAGGGAAGGCTATCAAAAAAAGCGCTTGATATAACCTTCCAGTTGCGATATATGCGGCCCCTGGCACCTTCAGGTACCAACCCGCAAACATCTACATAATACTTTTCAGGGTTGTAGAAGTTGTTATCTGGATCTCCATATCCACGGTATTTGGATATGGTCTTTTCGTTTAAATTCTTGATGTTATCCTGATAGGTTGAATGAATTGCCAACAGCTCGGGTATAGCTTTAGGTATCGCCTTATAATAAGGAAGCGGCTTGTTCTTTTCATCTAATAGCCCGCAATCTTCCAGATTAAAGAACCTTTTCATCAACCAATGATTCTTATTTGGTGGATTGAAAAGCAGGATGATTTGAATGTTCTCAATCTTATTGGTACGGATAGAGTCATCTAGTTTATTGAAGTCTTCTTCATCGACTTCCTCGGCTTCTTCAATAATGATATGGGTAATACCGGCTAACGATTTAAGTTTTGCGCTCTGGCTGCCGGAAGATTTTTTGAAGCCCTTTGCAATGAAACCATTTCCTGTGGGTTTGTAAATAGCTGATTTCTTACTGTCGGTAATAGTGAAATCTTCTTCAGGGAAATCGCTTGATTCCAGCCGGTCTTTCCAATCCTGGTAAAGGGAATCTTTGATATCAGAGTAAACCGAGCGCATGATCACGCCACGGAAGTACTCTGGTTGGGTCATTTTATAAAGAAAGTAATCAGTGCCAAAGTGGGATCCACCACGGCCACGGCCACCCCAACAAAATATATATCTTGCCTTAGTGGTAAATACCGGCTTATAAACTTTGTTGAAATGAAAGGTGGCATCATTTGGCATAGTCTTCGAAAACCACTTTATGGGTCGTTTCGGTTTGAATGGGCCCACCACCTGCACCGGTATGCTGAACCTTTATTGCAGGGTCAAGTCCTTCGAGTTTAATGATTTCTTTGTCAACGGCCAGTACTGCAAATATTCCTGATGGTGAGCCCTTATATTGTTCTTTTAACGATCGCTTTAATTTTTTCAGGCTCTCGATGCGAAGGCGACGCCTTTCATCGACTTCTTTTTGGTTTTCCCCGGCCCAACGCTTCCTTGCTTCAGCTACATACCTTCGAGACTGCCTGTCGCAAACCTTCCAGGTCTTCATTATATTATTTCGAATATCGGCTTCCGGCCAATCTTCAATGATCCATTCCTGGACCATTCGCACCCGCTTCTCAAACTCTATTTTATCAATTAGTGCCATAGGCTCATGTTTGTGGGAAAAGCATTTTGAGAAGTTCAAGAAGATCCTTTTGCTCGGTAATGACTGCCCGGGTTTTTTCCGCTTCGCGTTCACGGAGTTCTTGCACCTTCTCAGGAAGGCCATCCATTGGGCTGGATGCAAGGGTATTCATCATTTCGATGCGGCTGTTAAGGCGCTTCTGCAGCAAGTCCTTGACGTTTGAAATTGTTGCTTGCATAATCATTAGTTTTTCCTGTTCATCCATACCGCTCAGTTTTTTGGAGCGGCAAATTAGTTATTCGCCAGTTAACCGGTACGGTGGTCACCTTTCGATGCCACCGTTTCTTTTCAAAGGATTTGATTAAGGCTCAAAACCATCTCAAAAGACCCACGCTTGCGGCATGGTAGAAAATATAACATAAGGCCTTGTGAGAACCTGGGGCACGTTGCACTAAGGCTGTCCGCTCTTGTCTCACAAGGCAATATTGGGGAGAGATAACGACCTTATCAAGACAAAGAGCAATTATCTTTTAAGTTTCTTCAACCATTTCGGCTGTGCTGATTTCAGGATAATTTTCCTTCACCGTCTTCCAATCCCCTTTAAAAAATACCAAAACATTCTGATGCACTTTACAAAGCTTCCGGTTTGTTTCAAACATCCTGCGGGCCCGAATGGCACCGCTACCAATTTGGTTGATCAATACTGCATCATTGTAAAACTTTGCACCGGCACTTTCAAATGCATCAATTGTATCCTGCACGAATCCTTTGTTGTATCCATCCTTGCCACGTATTTCAGAAACTACAAAACAAGCAAAGCGGTTATCCTTTAGCCGGGCCACTGATTTCTTGATGATGGAAGTGTAGATATCGCGGAACTCATCATAATTCATATTGCTTAGATCGGCAGGATCTTCTGAGTATTTCTCCAGGTCATGGTAAGGTGGGCAGGAAAAGATGAAATCGTATTGCCCAGGAAATGAATCAAGCACCACATTACTATCTCCACAGGCCCATGAAACACCCGATACATCATCCTTAATGCTTTCATATTGTTTCCTATTGGCTTCAACCTGATCAATACGCAGGTCAATCCCTGCATATCCAAAGCCAAGTAATCCCGCAACTATTCCCCTAACAGATCCACCGGCAAACGGATCCAGAATAGTTCCACCAGGTAAATTAAACCAACGATACGCAATCTCGCATAGTGCCGGGTCGAAGATGCTCGCACCCTTGTAAAGGCTCATACCTTTCTTTTTGGCTTCATCGAGTATTTCTTCCCATGAAGGATCCCGGCTAAGTACAGCCCGCATTTTATTGCGCAATTCATATATCTCGCTATTCTGGGCGCTATCTGCCATCAGCTCTACATCTTCCCGTGTTTCCTGGCTGTCGGGCAATAGTTTATCCCACATCGCCCGGCGCTCCTTCCAATACCCCTGCCTGGTATCGAGTATTGAGAATGGGGGAACGATGAAATCTTCCTGCAGACTGCGCTTTGCCATATCAATTGCAACTTCGTCGGGCCCTTTCATGTCCAATTCAAAGTCAAGCATATTGAAATCGGGCAGATCAATCTTCATTTTCATGGCTTCGAAGTCGAGTTCAAAGGCTTTCATGAAATCAAGCAACCCTTGTTCCTGCACCCGGGCATACACGGAAGAATACTGCAGCACCAATTCAGCAGCTTCCTTTTTATTCATGCACTCGATGAAAGTTGCTGGAAGTAATTCAGGAACCGATAAACCATCGGCAATTAATTCATTCAGTATAAGGAAACGGTGACGGCCGTCAAGGCACCAAATGGTTCCATCCATATCCTGCCATACGTAAAAGGGCTGGCTGAAATGGTTAGCGGTAATAGATTCCTTTAACCTGTTTTTTGCATCCGCTGTCCAGCCTTTAAAGTCATCTTGCTGTAAAAATTTAAGATATCGCCAGTTAATTGGTTTGGTATCAATGACTTTGGATTGAATGCTACCCATGCTTCGGACTTATTTTGTCACGAAAGTAGTATAAAATACGATTTTGCAGTAATCAATTTGGAGTGTCCTTTTTAATCGCAGACATTTTTTTGACTTTTGTATCAGGGTGTGTAAATCTTTTACAGCCTAATTTGTTTAGCAAAAGATAATTGAGAGTTATATTTGTTTTTAGTATAACAATTCGGTAATAATAGAACTCACTTATAAAAAAAGGTAACAAAAAGTAAAATTTAGAAATAAAATTGGATGTAATACACATCGAGGCTGCACAATAAGGGATGGACTACTTCGCAGTTGCGAAGGCAATGATAAAGAAAGAAGTTCTTACCCTAATTTAGCTTTTCAAATCAGGTGGTAAGGTTCCAAAGGCTTTATCAACCATGGAAGAAGAAACAAGAGCACGGATGTTTTCAGGTGGATAACAATGGAATAGTGAGCATATTTCCCGGCACTCAGCTTCTATTTCATCCGCGGTTTTATAAGCTGGAAAAAGGAAACGGACGGAATAGTGTATTAGTTCTTTGACAAGCTGGGTTTTGTTTGATGAAAGGTTGAGCAGATCATCTGTGCTTTCGTAAAGGAAGGTGTATAAATCTGCCTTGGCTTTGATCCGGTCCCGAAAGGCAGTTTTCTGAATTGGCATGCATGCAAGTTATGGAGAACAAGCCAAATTTCGAAAGGTAGAATTACTTTAAAATTTGATGTGCAAAAAATATCCTTAATGTTACTTACTAAAACCTTTTGTTTGCTAAATGTTAGAAATGCTTTTATTATTTAAAAACCAAGTCTATGAAACAGCCAAGAAAAAAGGCGTTTTGTCAAGGCTGCATTGGAGACTGCGAAATGGTATTCCTTAATTGGTCTACCCATTGGCGCAGTGGGAAAAAAATAAAGCCTGGGGGCTCCCAAGCTTTATGTATCCCTAAATGCAGATTCAAGGACAAATAATTACGCTAACTAAGACGCTCCCGCAGGAGCACCCAAGCCTCAACGTTTGCAGCGTTGGGGCTTTTTCATTGGGCGAATTTATAAGTTAATTCCAATAAAAAAAACGAAATGTACATATTTTATTGTGCATTTGTTCTTTTTCACCGCCCCAATATAAGCCCAACCGCATCGCGCATATCTTGATTTGTCCGGCCTTTCCATACCTTCAATCTATCAAAAGCCTTTCCGTCAATTTTGCTCGTTACCGGCTTAATTGCATAATATTTTAGCCCTTTTCTTCTAAAGTATTCACACAGCAGCTTCCCTACCTGATGACAATTACCTACATTTTTTGCTATTTTCTCAGCCCTTTTCCCTTGAGCTTCATGCCAATTGCTTTTTGAATGTAACCATCCTGCATCTACATAAACTATTACCTGGCCTTCTTGCTTCAATTTGTTTATCCGGTTAATTACATCGAAAAAATGTAAGGCTTTCACTTCAATGATGATATCGGTTTCCTTATCCTTTATTGCGAAGCCGCAGCGCTCCACATCCGGATCAATACCAACGAGAAAGGTTTTGCTTACATTTGCATCAACAGTACGCACCACGCTACCCATAAGAACAGCGTCCCGGGGTGCGTCTTTTGCTTTTGTAGCCTTTGTATTGTTTTTATCCTTACCAGGTGGCGGTGGCGGGTTTTCCATAATCAGAGCATTATTATTTAGGTTGGGTAATAATCCCTTAGCCTGCAATTGCTCAATATCTTCTATTGTAAATCGATTATTTTTCTTCATTGAACTCATTTACTCCATGACTTAATCTGCTAAGGCAGAAAAAATGATTGTTATCTGAACTGTCAAGGTTGTGCTTCATTTTCCATTCAGCCATTTTTTCCCATTGGTGTTTTTCTGAATAGGTTTCCACCGATTCGATTATATGCCAGGAATCAAATACATCATTTGCTCCGGTTTCAAACTGCTGGGAAGCAGCATTGTAACTTTGTTTTATATGTAGTTCAAGGCTCCACATTAATTGTTTTTAGTTAAATTGGTTAAATTCTTCTACATCCTTACTGCCAAACTCCCTCCTTGTTAATAGCCACCCGTGAAGAAGGTGTCCATGTATCTTCCTTTATTTCTTTGTGTTCTTTCACCCAATTTTTTACATATAACTGCACTTCTCTATACCAAACTTTCTGTGATTGCTGAACCTTAATCTTTCCACCTGAGTTCCTTTCAGCATCCTTCATATACTCATGTATTTCTCCGGTTGCTCGCACCATAGGCAAATACAGCCATGATGGAGTTATTCCAATTGCTAACTTATCAGCAACGCACAGCCGGGAGTATTGCGCTCCATTTTTCTTTGAAAGAAATCTGGAATGATACAGCGTAAAGTCAAACCATTTTTTGCCAAACAATGCACCCATTATACAAGCTCCACGGTATGGATGCAATTCTCCTTCATCTCCATCCATGTTCGGCTTTCCGAGATATCCAATGTCATGCACAAAGAATGCTACCCATAGCCGGGGATCAAATGGGAAACCATACAATTTCCACCAGGCGAATGCAACAAACCATGGGTGGATGATAAAACAATGAGCTCCGAATAAAACTGATTTTGTTCCAATTTTCATAATGTTGGTATTTTGATTTAAATTTTTAATTATCGTTTGATTATTAATAACCGATTTTCTCAAAAGATTTCTAGTTTTTTTCTGGTTCAAATTTTTCAATGATGTAGATGTAGTTGCCGTCAACGTTTTCCTCAGGCAGATTGCGGCTGAAAGTGTCGCTTGCTTCGTCGCGAATGCGAAAGCGGTCCACCAGCTTGCCATCCCGAAAAAGCTGGATCCAGTGTTTCCACCAATCCTGGCTTGGTCCTTTTGTATCAATCAGCAGGCGAATGGTGGCCGGCTTGGTGCTATTCTTTTTAAAGTACAGTTTCTTCCATCCCTTTATTCGCAGGTAAGCATGATCAAGGCGACACTCATACTCACCATCAAGCGCTTCCCATTGGCCGTTTACGTAAATGTTTTTCATGGCTTAACTTTTTTGTAGATTGTTGATTATCGCCAGCCTTTTGGCGTGATTAATTACTTTCTTCTATCAACCCCATCAATTTTTATAACGTTAAACATTTCTCTTACCCGGCTCCTGATGTGTGCCCCATATCTATGCTGCATCATTTCACCATTTAAATTGGATGTCATGTGAAGGCTTGAAAATGGAACGCTATCTCTTTTGTTATAACGAGTTTGAATGATATTGAAAAGTGGATCTACCCTAGTTCCATAGCAGTTGATTGGCTCCTCAGTACCAAATTCATCAAACAACCATCCAACATTTGGTTGATAATAATAATCCTGAGTATTACCATGGCCGGGTATATAACCTGTGTATGTTTTCCAATAGTCACTTCCATTTTCATCAACCTTAAGGCTTATCTGGCTGCAGGTAATCATTTTGAAGCATTGCCTTTTGTTATATTCAAATGCACGAAGCATCTCTGTTTTACCTACCCCCACTTCACCAATCAGTAAATTACCTTTATGAAGGCTGTAGCCATGTTCTTCAAATTTTGGATCATTTGAAAAGTAAAGGCAAAGCAGATCAAATACCGGTTGTGAGAACTCATCCAATTCAAAATATTCTTTCCCTGATTTTTTCACCAATGTATTTGCCCTTCCAAGTGCTACTTTTTTTAATTCATCTGCACTCCAAGGCCTGGTAAGCTCTTTAAACAGTTCTATTTTTTGCAGTCGTTCCCTTTCGTCTTTTAACTGCCAATACTTTTTAATTTTAGCATCAGCAATTGCTGAATCAATTTCAGATTGAGTTAAATCAACATTATCATATAGATTTGGAATAATCGATTTTTTCGGGGATTTTTCCATTAAATTTTTTAGTTGGTCCATTTGTAGGAGTTGAATTTGTTATTGAATTAAATTTTGAAAGAAGATTTGCGAGTTCAAAGTTTTGTTTCATCCAATCATCATGCTTCCACCCAAGTTCCAGGAAGCGCTTAAAAGTTCTGCAGGCATAATCTTCGGTCCATTCCTGATTTTTTTCCTTTGCTTTTTTGGTTAAGGCGGCAATTATTTTTTTAAGATGGGATCCTTGGACGGCATTGAAAACAGGTAGCGCTGGTTCGCCATGTTCATCGGAAATATTTTCAGCGTAAAAACTAAACCAGATATCAATAATTTTTTTCCAATGTGCCGGTTCTTTAGAACCGGAAGTATTACTGTTTAGTTTATTATTCTTTAGTTTACTAATAGTAGGCCTTTGCGTCGGGTTTGTGTTACCATTTGCGTCCGGGTTTGTGTTACCATTTGCGTCCGGGTTTGCGTCCGTATTATGGACGCAAAAGGGAATTATTTCATATTCCGCACAAAGATTTCCACCACGTTGACGCCAATTAATTCTTCCCTTTTGCGTCAAAATATTTCTTGCTTCAAAAAGTTCTGACCGTTTGAATCCTGTTTTAGATTCAATGGTTGATATAGCTACCGTGAATGTCTGTTCCCATCCTGTTTTATTTGCTATGTGCATCATACTATGCCATAGGGCAATTGCCGATTTTGGAACCTGATTCGTTTCGAGCCAATCGTAGAACCTGTTAATTTCAGTTATATAGTTCATATCCTACCTTATCTCTTTTTTTGCTATTACAACTTTTACACAATACTTGAAGATTTTCTTCAAGCGTTTTACCCCCTAATGAATAAGGAATTATATGGTCAATACATTTACTTTCAGTGGCTCCGCAGTATTGGCAGATAAAATTAAATTTAACCAGTATTTTTTCCCTGAGCTTTCTTGAAGGAAATCTCGGAATAGACTTTTCGAAGGTGATCCAAACATTTACTATATCCATTTCATTTGAATAATTCCCATCACAAATCGCCCAATCCAAAAACGCATCTAATCTTTTATTGAGAAGCCTTAGAATATCGCCTCCACTTTCATTGTTTTGAATTATCCTAAGTATTTTCTCCCGAGTATGTCCCATATCCCTATGCCTTCGTATTGAATAATGATTCTGCAATCCTGTCAATTATTTCCTTTTGTACATCATCTTCACTTCCGGTAATGCTGTTAGCCACTTCACGCTTTTTCTCGATAATTTTATAGATGTCTTCATCGATAGTGCCACCACCCAGGAAGTAGGTACATTGAACAGATCCTTTTTGCCCGATACGATGACAGCGGTCTTCACATTGGTTTGCATCTGCAGCATGCCAGGGCAGTTCTACGAAAGCCACACGCGATGATGCGGTAAGGGTAATACCTACACCCCCGGCTTTAATATTGCAGATGATGATATTACATTTTGGATCCTTTTGAAACCGGTCCACATTACTTTGCCTGGCATCCGTGCTATCGCTACCACGAATGGTAACAGCATGCGGATATATTTTAAGTAAGGCTTCTGCAATTTCTTTTTGATGGATAAATACAACAATCTTTTGCCCTGATTCAATTACTTCATTTACATACTCAGTAACTTCATTCAGTTTACCCCTTGCACTGATATTTTTACAAATGCCAATTTTCACCATGATCTCACCTCTCATGGATTTTTCTACTTCTGATTCAGTTTTGCTTTTGTAATCGCGCAGGTAATTACTTAAATCTTTTATAGCATCCTGATACTCTTTCTGGGTTGTGATATCACAAAGGATTATTTGCCGCATCTTATCTGGCAAATCGGTTAACACATCCTTTTTCTGCCTTTGGAAAAAGCAGGTTGTTGCCAATCGATATTGGAGCTCTTTAAGATTGGTGGCTCCGGATCCATTGCCACCGCAATACCGGTTCATGAAGAATTTGTAACCCCCAATGTCTCCCAGCCGGTCAATTATGGCTAGTTGGGAAATCAGGTCCTTGGGCTTGTTTACGACAGGCGTTCCTGTAAGTCCTAAAATCCATTCCTTACCACTGCTAAGCCCTTTCGTAAACTTACTTTGTTGTGTTCCATTGTCCTTGCATTTATGGAGTTCATCTATTACCACAGATTTGAAGAGATTAATTGGCTCCTTAAACTTTACATACTTAAGTGACAGTGCAGCATCATCCGGCTTATTAATTGATGCAACGAAATACTTTTTAAGGCTTTCGTAATTAACAATCAGCACATCAGCCAAACCGGTACGTAAATATTGGCTCCAGGTATTACGCATGCTGTCACGAAGAACGATTGCCTTTCTATCCGTCCAAATCGCCCATTCCCGGGCCCAATTCTCTTTTAGTGATTTTGGGCAAATGATAAGGCATGGAAACGTCTGTTCACCCCGTAAAGCCGCACCATGAAGCGTTGCTATTGCCTGGCCCGTTTTTCCTAATCCGGGTTCATCGCCATTAATAAACCGCTTTAGTTCCATGCTACGCGCAACGCCCTTGCGCTGATAAGCGAACAAATTGCGCTTTAGGGGTATGTCAATTTTCAATTCAGGCAGATCGGGAATATTCCCAATAAATTCAGAAGCTTGCATTGTTGTGCTCGGTACCAGGTAATGATACTTTCGCCTCAGGTTTTCAACTGCTTCACTTTCGCTTGCAGGTACATGCCATGCTCGGGATTCCCGATCAAACCAGCGGCCATCAATTGCCTTAACATCGGCAATAATTCCCGCATGGAAATTGAAGCTTATTATAAAATCATGTTTGGTTGCAGTGATAGTCATTACTCTGTTTCAGTTTTGCCGTAAATAAGTAGCATGTCTCTTTTCTTCGTATCGCCCCTTCCAACCAATTTTGCCGCATCAACAGTAATTTTTGCGGCATTCACAATAGGTGTGGCTAGAGCTGCCATCGCCTTACCCCTGTTTATTTCTTTCTGTAGTTCTTCGCCTTTAAGGTCTTCGTCGTTGAGCCTTTCGATTTGCGCGAAGAGATGGTCTGTGAGGTCTCCAATTTTGTTTCGCATGATGTAATTGATTTTTGAAGTTTTTTTAATTTATGAATTGCACTTTGGATTTCAGAAGGATAACGGGCAATGGTATTTCTACTCATGTTTTCCTTTCGTGTAATCAGTTCAAGGTTCTCGAGTTTGGTATTAAGCGAATTACCATCCTTAAACCAAATGCAGTGGCCGGCTGGAATTGGACCACGAAACATTTCCCAACGGTATCGATGATAAGGTATCCATACACCCATACTTACCCTTATGTGTTTGTAAGGAACTCCACGCTTATCATTACGGATGGAGATTACACCATCACGCATTTTTGTATTAGGTGGAATATTCCCTTTCTTGAACATCGTAGCCATACACTTTTTATATTGGCTTTTTGACATTCGTTTGCCTTTGTTCGGGGGAATAGTACCGGGTTTGATGCGGCTGTCAATTTTTCTTTGCAGGATGATATCAGCAGGAATGATCAACCCCAATTGGCGAAGCCGGGTCCTTACGAATGTATCGCTACGGCCAATATGTTCAGCCATCCGCTTGCTAGGAACTTTAAGGTAATTGCGCTTCAGGTAGCTATCTGTTTTTGTGTCACTGGTTGACCTTCGTGCATTCTTTTCACCTTTCCATTTGTGAACCAATTCCTTTGGTACCTGCAACCCTTCCCTGCGAAGGAAACAGGTAACTACACCTTTACCAACACCAAGTTTATTGGCGATATCGCTTCCGCTCATCTTCAGCCGGTTCTTCCGGATAAAGTTCATTTGTGAATTGGTTAGTATAGTTACCCGTCCTGTTGGCATGGCTTAAGCTTTTGCAGTTTTACGCTCGCTGATTCTGAACTCTGCAGTATTGATTGCGAAAAGGCTAAGCTTTTCATGCTTGATAGCTTCAGTTCCCATTTTGAAGCGAACCGCATCCTTGCTTTCAATTTTCAAGCTTGCAAGCAAGTTCTTTACAACTGTTGGATTGGCGGTAACTAACGTTGGGCTGGTTTTTCCGGATGCACGGAGTTTAAAGCCGTCTTTATCCTTAACCAGGTACCAATTTGTTGGTGTCTCACTATCCTGGAAGATGGCAATGGTATCGCCAGCCTTCAGCCCAATTTTTGTAGCGGCTTCATTGTTAATTACTATTTGGCCATCAGCCTTTACAGTTACTGCAGCTTGTTTGGTGCGGATAGTTGCAGAATTGGTTTTGTCAAATTTTACAAGTTTCATTGTGTTTGATTTTTGTTTGTTGTTAAAAAATTATTGTACTGCAACAATAGAAAGAGAGTGGTGGCTTATCAAGCAATTAATCGGCCTTTGCTTTTCTTTTGCTTTTGGCTTTTGCTGCATTGAAGAATGCATCTGTTACCTGGTCAGAAAGGTTATTTCCTTCAGGCAAAACATCTTCTGCAACAGCCGGTAATTCCTTAGCTTTTTCAGATTGTTTCCGGAGAGCTGCAATTCGTTTTGCAATATTGGCTTGTCGCTTTTCTGCTTTCTCCTGATGCTGGATTTCTATTTGAGCAATTTCTGTTGGTAGGTATTTTTTTATTACCTGGTAGGCTATAGCATTTTTGGAGCCATTTACCTGATGGCTACCATAAGCACTTACTAAAACATCAAGAAGGAAAATTCGCAGGGCAACATTTAAGCCGATATCAGTAACAGCTACGGATTTATTGATATCTCCCAATTGGTCTTCAAATTTCCGCCTGGTAGAATAATTTATTTTGTCATAAATCGCATGAGCAACGGCCAGCATTTCAGTTTCAGAAAGTGGCTCAGTATTGAACAATACTTTTTCAGCTTCATCAGATCCTATCAATTCCCTGATAGCCGTCCAAATTTTTTCACCATCGAGCTGCTTATTCCTTATTTCCCGCATTTCAATTTGTGCAATTTCATAGGTAGTGGCGCTATCATCACCATTGCCAGTTGCTTGATCAACCATCGCTTTTGCAGACGATTTCAATTGAATAAGCTTCTCTTCACCTTCAGCATTACCGGCTATGATGTAAGCTTTGATAACCCTGCCTTCTGCAATAGCGGCATTTTGCTCTGCAAGGTCTTCTTCCCATATTTTCTTCTCTCGGGCATATTCATTCCTCGCACTTTCTTCATTATAATCTTCATCTTCCGGATCATCGTTATCCTGAACCCAATCTTCAAACGTTGGCCACTCAGCATCAACCTCATAATGGGACTCATACATTTTATCATCGAGAATTGTAATACCCATTTCTTTGGCTGCAGCTACTTTCGCTTTGTCTTCATCAGAATAGATGTAGCTTGTTACACAAATTAGATTAGGGTTAGCGGCCAACTCTTCCATTTTTGCTTTCATAGCCCGCTGTTGTTTGATGGCAAAGCACGTAGGCTTGGTACAATGCTTACCTTTCATATCATCGAACAGAAGCGGCTGATTTGCGCTGTTGTAGGGGCATTTTGTACAGGCGCCTGCTTCCGGATAAAGGTTTGCATCATTGGTTTTGAATTTTGCATCCTTTAGTTCGACCATCTTCTTATTTATCAACCACGCAATATTTCCAATATGCCAATCACCTTTTTTTGTTTTCCAATCTTTGGGTAAGTACTCCTTTAACACTGCTTGCTGATCATCGGGAGCTAACCTGCATAATTGTTGGGCTTGTTCTAAATCCATATGCCCACGGAAGAAAATAGTTTGAGCATCTTCAACTAATTCAGCCAGCTTTATCCGCTTTGCAACAAATCCTTGTGATTTACCCACCCGGTTGCTGATCTGTTCAATGGAAAGGTTTTCATACAAGCTTTTGAAGCCAACCGCTTCTTCTAACGGATGCACATCTTTGCGAAGAAGGTTCTCTGTAATTTGGATTTCCAGAGCCTGTTCATCAGTAAGGTTACGAATAGTGGCTGGAATGGTTTCCAAACCTGCGGACAAACTTGCCCTATACCTGCGTTCACCGGCAACGATCATAAATCCGTCTGTATCAGGCCTTACAAGGATAGGTTGAATTACTCCATGTGTTTTTACACTGGCCACCAGTTCTTCCATAGCCACATCATCGTAATACTTCCGTGGCTGCTTTGGGTCAGGAAGTACTGAAACGATTGATAAATCTTGAAATGTCGACATAATAATTATTTGAATTGTTATTTAAGATTTTCTAAAAAGCGAATTGCAGTGACAACAACTTGAATTGCTTCTGACCGCATTCGTCTGCGATGTTCATTATCAGTTAGTTCTTTTCTCTGGTATTTTTTCTGCAAACAAGCCTTCATCAATTCGCCTGATTCTTCACACACAATCCCAGCCTGGCCAGCCGGGTGGTCCGGCCAGTTGGGATGCTTTTTCTTTGCGCGTGCCAGCTCCTTGAAGATATCGTCCAGTATATCAGGCGTTGTCATTAGAATTCTTCTTCTACTAAATCGTTATCACCTTCAGGAAACAAGGAAAGCTGAGCATCAGGGGCATGTTTACCTTCAAAAAGGTATTGAAGCACTTCCTGTTTTGCAACTGAAATAGCATGCTCGAGATCGCCGTTGTCTTCAAATTTTGTGTAAGGGCTAGTAAGGTTGAGAACGGATCCGCTTTCAAGATCACGGTAACCAATAAGGGTTACCCCGGATCCATCCTTGCCAATGGTAAATCCGTTGCATACCACTACACTATCATCCTGTTGCTCGCAAACATTAAGTAGTATGTTATCCATCCGCTTAAATGCTTCCTTCAGATCAGCGTGTACAGCTGCTGTGCAATCTTTTTTCACTGTGTTGCTGCTGTCCTGTAGCGTTTCATTGTACTCTGCTTCCAGGAAGTTCTCATCCTTAAGCTTGGCCTTTTTTATTTCATACCTGCCGGAAAGTTTATTAACGGCCCTTGCTTTTTCGGCCAACTCTTCCATTGTAATTGTTGCGCTTGTTTCGTCAGCACTCACGACTTTCATTTTAGTTTTTGCCATTGGTTTTATTTATTGATGATTAAAAAAAAAATTACCAGGATAAAAGTTTTTGATTGGCTTCAATCCTATGATATAGTGTTTCATTTTTATCAGGGTTCCATACATACGGCAGAAATATCTGCAGGGTTTTCGCCTGTTCAAGCTTTATCATAGCCAACTGTATTTCAACCCAATCAGATACAATTTTCCATGCAGTCATGGAAGCTTGATCCTTAAGTCGTTTTTTTGTATCCGGTTGCGGTCGTTTAACCCCAGCCCATAATACGTTGAAACATGCATCAACATTTGCAGGTAATTGGAAGAAAACAGGCATTCCATTTATTTCCATTCTAAATCTTATTGCTGAGCAAATACCATCACTATAACTTTTGCTTATATCAGTGGCACCGGCTTCTACCAATAATTCTTCAATCCGTGCCATGCTTCTACTTGCAGGAATTGAACTTGTATAATTTTTTATAGTCATTTTGGAAGGCCTTTATATCATTAAGAATTGAAAAAGTCATCATCATCAGTTTCCGGGTTTAGAAATTCAATTACTATCCATACCCAAAAGCCGGATGCTATTACAGCATATAAAAAATTTGCATCCATTATTCAAAGGGTTTTAAACTGTATTCATTACAATGGGTACCGTTCACTTCGATCATTCTGTCGTAAATCTGTATCCTACATTTATTCCG